ACATCATCATACTTCCCTAAGCACAATGATAGTGATGGCTACGACTACGAAATGCAGATGGATGCCTACTATATGTCTTGGAAGAATAAGCTTTGCAAGTATCGCCCTCAGCACGGAGCCAACGAGACCTCCTTCAACCTCACCACAACGGTAGGTGTACACATGAATGTTATACTCGGCAACCTAAAGGCACTAGGTCTTACGTACAATGGCAAGGATTTCTCCGTTGACTACACTACGTACAACAACAATGCTTTTGATGTTCAGAAGAGATTCTTGATCGAGTACGGCTCCATCAGTATTCTTGATGCTCTCAACGCCATCTGTTCCGAAGATGCGCTCAACTGCGAGTGGTGGATAGATGGCTCTATTATATACCTTGGATATTGCGAAATGGAAGGACAGGCAACATTCGAGCAGGATGTTAATGTTCTGTCTATGTCATATTCGGAATCTAAGTCAACTTATATTACGAGACTGTACGCATTCGGCTCAGACAGAAATATTCCGAAAGGGTATTTCACTGGTGCCGATGCGGACGTCACCACCGATGGTGTAGCTACCGATTACCTTATGCTCCCTAACAAGGAAGTGGACAGTGATGGTTTCTACGCCAAGGATGGCTACCTGGAGAACGTGAATGTCGTGAAGAACGACAAGCAGGCTATCGAAGGTGTCGTGATGTTTGAGGAGGAATATCCAAAGGTGGAAAGTGTAGTCAGCAGTATCAAGACCTATGATAGCACAGTTGATAACGATGATGGAACTAAGACTACACAGACGTTTTGGCAGGTCACTTCTACAGACTCTTTCACTAATAACTTCAAGGAGAGTTGGATAAAGAGTAACCTCACTTTAGGCATCAAGTTCACTAGCGGTGCTCTCATGGGTATGGAGTTCGATGTCAGCTTCAAGGTTATCGACAAGGTTAACTACTTCGAGATTGTGGCTAATGACACTTACGGAAGAACTCTCCCCGATGGTGTCATGTGCCCAAAGGTTGGTGATAAGTACTTTCTGTTCAACTGGGACGCAACCAAGATTACTGATACGGACCTCATCCCTACTGCTCAGTTGTCTCTGTTCGACAGGGCAAAGCAGTACTATCAGAAGACCATGATCAGCAATTCAAACTTCACCTGCACGATGGATGGCGACAAGTTCTACAATGATGGGATATACGATTACCATCCTCTCGGTGAACAGGTAAAGCTGATTAATGATATGTTTGCGCAGGTGGACGCGGATGGCAAGCACTACCGAAACTCTCGTATCATCGGAATGGAGATACCTTTGGATATTCCTTACGACCACCCTCAGTACACAGTAGGCGAAAAGGCAGCAACAAGCAGGTTGGGTAAGTTGGAAGACAAGGTTGACTCCATTAAGGTGAATGGAATGCAGATAGGCGGCACGGGAAGTGGTAATGGTGGAGGTGTCTATGTCATTGGCTTGAACGATACCACTCCTGCATCCGACAGTAACGTTTATTCTGCTAGACGTTCTAGAATGGAGTTTATACATAGACTCACCGATGATACCGCAAAGGGCACAGTAACTTGGGAGAAGATACAGAAGTTCTTGCAAGGGTTGAACATTGGTGACGGAAACAGCGAATGGTCTGCTGATGGTACTCTGAGTCTCTTCCGTCTTCTTACTAACAACTTCTCTTCTGGTCCTTACGGTCAGGGTGCTCAGATAGATGAGAAGGGCAACCTCGAAGTACAGTCTATCTATGCCCGTCAGTTTATATCAGCACCTAAGTTTGTCTTCAACGAAATTTCCGTTACAAAGGCAGAGCAGTGGAATACGAACGGATATGGTACTATCGAGAGCGTGGACGTGGAGAATCGTACTATCACCCTGCATCTGGAGGAGAATGATTACGGCTCTCTGCAAGTGGGCGATATTTGCCGTGGTCTCTATGCCGACATTGACAATGCGCATGGAGCAGACAAGATAGAGGAAGGAGCTTTGGACGATTGCAACTTCGTTCAGCACAAGGGCTTCTTCTCTACCTATTTCTACGTGATGCATATTATCACGAATGAGAAGGGTAAGTTCGTTTTCCAGTATGGCAAGAAAAGTTCCATAACTCCCGACCCTTGCGCATATATGGACTTTGCGCAGTATGGTAGCTTCACCGATGACAAGCGTCAGAGCAGCATGTATTTCTCTTCACGAGGAAATAGCTATATCGAAGTCTTGGACGGTGTATGTACATGGGAAGTGCAGTCGCAGAATCGTGTGGCTAGATACGGCTGGTTGGGCGGTCTGGCACTTGTCAAGAAGGATGGCTCAATCGTGCGACCTGAAGGCAACGGTATCTACGTTCAAGATAATATCTACTTTGGCGGTAATATCAATTACCTGCAAGGTCTTTCGGGACTGGATGACTTGCGTGAGGAGGCGAAGGCTTACGATGTAAGTCTTTCGCAATACCAAAGCGTCATCACGGTAGATGATATGGGCAATGTCATAAATGGTCTCTATACCGAGGACGAGGCGAAGACTACGAAGCAATACCGCATCTCTACGGCTGTATTCGTGCGCAAGGGAATGGATATATTGCTCGAAGAGGATGGCAATACTGAGGACGTAACAGCAGGACATTATCGTGTGCATGCCGTGAGCGAAGATTGTGAGGTGATGGTGCAGAACTCTACCATCTTTGTCACCGCAATACGCAATATCAAGGACGGAGTGGCAGGAACAGAAGATGATGCCACCTTCGACTATGATGCGATGCGCAAGGCTACGGATGCAATGGTAACGATTGTGGTAGAGTTGGAAGGCAAGACCTCGAAGATGGTGCAGATGCCTATCCGTATTCAGCATGATACCCTGCCTTTTATGGTGTGCGACCTCAGTAACGAGAGCGCATCGGTGGCGTGGAATACCAAGACAGCTAAGTATATCGGCTTGCCTATCAAGACCAAGGTGTCATTGCTTTATCACAATGAGCCATGGGCGATTTCCTCGCTCAATATCTCTAAGGTAGCTGGTCTGAAAACTTCAATGAGCATTGAGGGCAAGGCGAAGGTGATTACCATTGATGCGGATAACCTTACTGCCGATACCCTTGCTCAGGTTACGAAGATGAACATCACGGTTGTTGGCAGATATGCAGGCGCAAACTATGAGTATACAAGGGAGCTTACCATTCTGAAATCGTCTGATACCGTAGTCTATGAGCTGATACCTTCTGCGGACAGCATCGTAGTGGATAAGGACGGAAACACTACAGTTAATTCCATAAGCTGTGATGTCTATGCTACATCGTCAGACGACAAGCGTTACAAGCTGACTGCCCTCCCTTCGGGAATGTCGCTGAAATACGGAAAGAGCGAGAATGCTACGACTTCTGTAGGTATCGGAACAGATGTACCTGTGTCTGCATCAGACAAGATGGTTACTTTCGCTCTCTATGACAGTAATAATAACATGCTCGACAAGGAATCTGTTCCAGTGCTTGCGTACGGTAAGGACGGTAAGGGTATTGAGTATATCTTTAAGTTGCAAGATACAGCTCCTTCCAACCCTACACCTAGCGACTATGCGACAAACGAGAAATACCAGCGCACAGATTATGTTCCTACCACATTGGGATGGACGGATGATCCTACGGGTGTGGATGCAGTGAACCAGTATGAATGGGTAAGCAAGCGAGTATCTACAAACGGTCATTGGGGAGCGTTTTCTGAGCCTGCGGAATATGCACATTTCGGCAAGCATGCGCCTAAGGCAAAGTCTTCCGATGATATTGTCACTATACCGACAGACAGCGATGGCAATGCTCTTCTGGCATTCAGAGAGGAAGTTGGTTTTAGCCTTCTCGTAGATGGGCATGAATGTAATATCTCATCTATCCAAAAATACAGTTCTACGCTCAGTAATGTTTCTTGCTCTATCAGCAGCAATGTAGTTACAATAAAGTGCGAGGAAGGTGCTAAACTCGGTATTACCTCGCAGACCGTTGTCTTCAAAGTGACGGGCACGCTTGACGGTTCAACCTATATAGACTATGTGACCGTGAAGGTAGTGCCAAACGTGACTGGTTCTGACGGAGATGGATATGAGTATATCTACTATCTCTCTTCGTCAAGCTCTGCATCGTCAATATCAACACCAAGCCGAAAAAACGGTAGTCTGACAATCGGTTGGCAGGATGACCCGATGGCTCCTACTGTAGATAAGCAATACGTGTATGTAGCATACAAGAAGGGAGTAGTGGGAAGTGATGGTACATTCTCCACACCGAAGCTCTTTAACCGTTATCCTAAGAGTATCTCTAAGCAGGAAACGAGGTTCTATACCAATAGTTCTTTAACTCCTGCTCCTCTTGCTACAACAATCTGGAATAATGGTTCTACCACCATGCCGACAGATTTCAATGATAGCAATCCTTGGCTGTGGAAGATTATCAGAACAACCTACACTGATGGCACTACGGACGATGTGGTTTCCTGTGAGGGATATAAGGCGAAGGATGGCATAGGCATTACAAGTGTAAACACATGGTATGGCTTGTCAAAATCCATGACTTCCCAGCCTAGCAGCTTCACTTATAATACCCTGTCTAAGGTCGTAATTGAGACACATGCAAATGATTATGTATGGAGTGCCGACAAGGTAACCTATACTAATAATGATGAAGCCTTCACTGGCATCTATTGCATTGGTAAGTGTTCAGACCTTGCATCGGTAACAGAGCAATATGGTACATCGGCATCCGACAAAGATAAGCCTACTTCATGGGACGATGCCTATCCTACTGATGCCTCTAAGGGAACGTACATTTGGAGTCGTGATAAGATAGTATGGAAAGACGGTAAAACGACTTATTCCGATGCACAGCTTATCGGCTATATCGCTACCGATGGTAAGCATGCGCCTAAGGCTTCATCTACGGACGATATTGTTACGATACCTACTGACAGTAATGGCAAGGCACTGGCAGCGTTCAGCGAGGATATTCATTTTAGCCTTCGTGCAGACGGAAGGGACTGTAATGTAAGTCAAGTTGTTAGAGACAGGGCAAATACTACTAATGTGTCTTATTCCATAAGTGGTAATACGGCTTCTATATCGTGTGCAAAAGGTGCGAGACTCGGCATGGTTGCACAGACTATAGTTTTCAAAGTGACAGGCACACTTGATGGTTTCAGCTATATAGACTATGTGACCGTGAAGGTAGTGCCAAACGTGACTGGTGCAGATGGTGACGGATATGAGTATATCTATTATCAGTCTAATTATCTAAATAATGATTTCTCTGCACCTAAGCGAACAAACGGAAAACTTACTGATGGATGGCAGGATGACATGATGGCTCCAACAAAGGATAAAAGATATGTTTTCGTGGCTTATAAGCGGGGAGAACTTGGCAGTGATGGTGAGTTCTCGATGCCAGAGCTTTTCAATCGTTATCCTAGAAGTATCATCAGTCAGGAAACGAAGTTTATTGCATGGCATTCTCTGACGGATGCTCCTGATGCTAACGAAATATGGTATTATGGAAGTACGGATATGCCGAAAGATTTCAGTGACGACAAGCCTTGGCTGTGGAAGGTGGTCCGAACCAACTATACTGAGGGTGACCCTGAATATACGGTATCCTGCGAGGGGTATAAGGCTAAGGATGGCGATGGTCTCATCGTAGGCTATCAGTCTTCAGCTTCAGAACCATCAGTTCTTCCTACCCCGAAAACGCTTGCCGACTATGATAAAGCGCAGGATGATATTGGCAGCGGCTGGACAAAGACGGCTCCATCTACGGGGGGTAAGAGTATCGTGCTGGGTGGTAAGATTACAACAGATGAGATTAGCGACCGGTACAACAGCAGTACTAACGCATGGGGAACAGAAGAAAGTGAAATTCTGTTAGATGGTATCAAGCAGAAGAAAACTTTCTATAAGACTCCTTCCTCTCTTGGCAACAACGGCAAGTGCATACGCCGTATTAAAGTTGTTAACCATTTCCGAGATAGCTATCTCAGAGTGATGATGAAGTCTTATTCTGAAACCAACTGGGACCTGGTATGTATCTCTCGTCTCTATCTGCCGTCTGAGGTCATCAATAGTGATGGCAATCAGATAAAGGAAGATAGCGAATATCTCAACAGATCAGAGTATGCCTATGTAGTAAGCGGCGATGGTCAGAGTCTTGTTGCTGAATTATCCATGCCTGATGCAGGAGAATATTATTTCTTCATCGGATATTTCAAGGATGGCGGCACAGATAGCTACGGCGACTATGGTCTCTTTGCCTGGCAATCGATGATAGCTCTTACTGAGAGCTTATGGCGTACCGACGGAACCGTAGATGCTGTAGGCAACATAACCTGGAGCAAGGCGATGCCGATGCAGGCTGAAGCCATCGTTATGGAGCGCGCCTATATCGCTACCGCTAACGATACGTCAGTGCCAGCCAAGCCTTACCGTACAAATGGTATCTTGCAGGGAGGATGGACGGCAAAACGGCTAGCAGTATCGTCTACAAACAGGTTCATTTGGGAGTCTGTTCGTGCAGGAAAACATGGTACTGACTCCGTTCAGGACGATTGGAGTCAGCCTGTTGTGGTAGCCAACTTTGCCGAAGCCGGAAAGATGGGCAAGAACGGCTGCATCGTCAGAAATTCCGAAGGATGGAAGAGCGGTGCAACGTATCATAATGATTCTGCCCTGACCAAGGAACAGAAGTATATCGACCTGATATATATTGAGGATAACAATGCTAACGATGGCTGGTCTATCTATCAATGCAACGTTACGCATACGGCTACGGGTAGTTCATTCGACCCTTCGGCAGTTGACTCTGACAAAAATAAGCTATGGACGAAACTGAGTGATGCTGGTCCGATGTATTCTCCTCTCATTGTAGCCAAAAATGCGGTTCTGAAGTTTGCTCAGGGGCAGCAGTTTAACCTGATGGAGGGTAATAATATCTTCGGTTCATTCCGTTGGGTACAGAATAATGCAGATTACGCGTTCTGGATAGGCGGTACTGAAGGTAGCAATGCTACTACTTCTATAACTAGAGGTGGTAAATTTAAGACGACCAATGCGGATATTACGGGTAAGATTACGGCTACGAGCGGACAGATTGGCGGCTTCAAACTGGAAGATAATAATCTTGTCTGTAGCAATGCACGATTAGTTATTGGAAAGGAAGGCAACAACTTTACCCGCATGGTGGTTCTAGATGCAAAGAGTTTTACCTATGCCAGTTATAACTTTGCTCTATCTGTTGTAAATTATGGTATTGTTACTCAAAGTTCTGCAACTCAGGCAGGAATCCACATTAACGTTGGTGCTTCCAATGCTAGTGCTCAATACCCTGGCATTGTAATGGAAAATGGTACATTCGTTGGTTTCCGTGTTCCTATTGTCCCACTTAGTTACAGTTTGGATTTGCGCAATAATGCTTCAATTTATGCGTCAGGAATGTGTATCCGCTGCAACAATTCATCTAGCATCACGATAACTTTGCCAACTTCTGCAACAGGTGCTAAAACAGGAGATGTTTTTACTGTTATAAGAGCAGGAACGGGTGATGTTACAATAAAAGCACCTACTGGAGTTAATTATTATACTGCAAGTGGAAGATCTGGAGACTTCACGAGTTCCAAAAGGTACGAGCATATCCAGCTTGTATTTGATGGCGATACGTGGTTCTCTGAATGTAGTAATGATTCTTAAAAAGTAAAATATTGTTATATAATAAAAAGCAAAGAATATGAAAGTTAAGTTAGAACATCTCGAAGTATTCGTGACACTCGACAAGAGCCAGTGTCAGGTAGTAGACGCACGCAAGCAGATTGCGAACATCATCTATTCTCAGGGTGCAGGTTTGGGATTGGCAGGACAGGCTCTTGCCGTCAAGATGTGGAACGGAAGTGATGAAACCGACTACTCGCAGGAAGAGCTAGACATCATCAATGGGCTGGTGGAGAAAACCACCGCTCCTTGCTTCATCGAAGCTGTCAGCAAGGCAATCAATGAATCTTTAAATCAATAATTTTATGGCAACAGAAATAAAAATCAATGACATAGCCAGCCAGCTCAGTACAGCTTCACGCCTAGTGGTGAGCACCGACTTCTTTTGGGTCTACACAGCTAGCGGCTTGCAGGTCAAAATTCCTGCCGAGTTTGTAAGAGCTTATCTCAGCGAAGGCATTAAGCCTACCATCAACAGCGATGGTAATTGGGTGATAGGTGGAGAATCTACAGGCGTGAAAGCCGAGGGTGTGACACCTAAGTTCCGAGGGGGAAATGAGGGTATTGAAGTGAGCTATGATAACGGCTCTACATGGAGTATGCTTGCACTCTATACTTCGATGAGTCCTGTTATCACAGACCTTATCGAAGCGTATAAAAATATCGTCAATTCCGAGCAAGGTCGTGTTACTGCGGAGAACGGTCGTGTGACTGCGGAAAACAGTCGTGTTAAGGCTGAAACATCAAGGGTAGATGCGGAAAAGGCTCGTGTGGCAGCAGAGACTCAGCGTGAATCTGATTTTGCGGAATCAAAGGCGGCTGCCGACAAAGCAACAGCAGATGCTAACGGTGTAGCGCAGCACCCTCCTTATGTAGACGCGGACGGATACTTTTACAGATGGGATACAACCACCAAGGCTTATAGCAAGACGGACGTGAACCTTACTGGAAAGGCTTTTCAGATTAAGAAGGTATTCGCTTCCGTTTCAGCGATGAATGCTACGGACGTAAACACCTTTGCCGAGAATGATTTCATCCTCATCAATACCGCTAATGTGGAGGACGAGGATAACGCCAAACTTTATGTAGTCGCTCTGAACGAACGAGGGCAGAAGTTTTATTCCTATCTTGTAGATTTGAGCGGTTTCCGAGGATTTACGGGCAAGACCCCTCAGTTCCTTATCGGCAATGTGACTACCCTAGCCGAGGATGCGAATGCCACCGCTTCCGTGTCTTCTTCGGGCACAGACACAGACGGAAACCCTGTCTACAAGCTTAATCTCGGTATTCCGAGAGGTATCCGTCTCCGCTTTGCCGACCTCACGGATAGTGACAAGGCAGAGCTGATGAAGCCTGCTACCGATGCTGCTGCGGAATCTAAGAAACAGACCGCAGCATGCAAGACCGCAACCGATAACGCCAATGCCGCAACTGAGAATGCGAATACTGCGACTGAGAATGCGAATACTGCGACCGAGAATGCCAACAATGCGGCTGATAAGGCTAATAAATCCGCAGCCAATGCCGATACAAAGGCGAAGTCTGCGGAGGACGCAGCGCAGAATGCCAACGAAGCTGCTGACAGAGTAGATGCTTCCGTCACGGATATTACCGAACAGAAGCAAGCAGCCATTGATGCCGCAAACAGAGCGAACAAAGCTGCCGATAACGCTAACAGTGAAGCAAGAAAAGCCAGCGAGACAAACACCTCCATCGCCAATGCCGAGACATTGAGAGTTAAGGCAGAGGAAGGTCGTGTGGCAGCGGAATCAAAGCGAGAGACTGATTTTGCAACATCTAAGCAAGCAGCTCTTGATGCCGCAGATAATGCTAATGATACTGCCAACCATCCTACATATATAGGCGAAGATAACTATGTGTATGCGTGGGATAAGGACACAAAATCTTACGTAAAGAGCAATATCTACGTAAAGGGTGACAAAGGTGACAAAGGCGATAAGGGAGAGCAAGGTATCCAAGGCGAACAGGGTATCCAAGGTGAGCAAGGTGTCCAAGGTGAGCAGGGTATTCAGGGTCTACAAGGTGTAAAGGGTGACAAGGGAGAAAACGGAAAATCCCCTTACGTGCAGAACGGAAACTGGTGGATATATGATGACGCACGGGGCGAGTTTATTGACAGCGGTGTGTCCGTCTCTTCTTCCTATCAGCTTACTAAAGAAAAGGTAGAAGCTGTGCTTACAGGCGACATCACATCACACTCTCACAGTAAGTATGCACTAGGAACATCGCTTACGGATGAAGTGCAGCGTGCGACCGCAAAGGAAGCATCTTTGCAAGCCACCATTGACATCATTAACGGTGCATCATCGGTTGATGGTTCTTTCCGCAAGGCGATTGCTGACCTTATTGGTGGTGCGCCAGAATCTCTTGATACGTTGAAAGAGATTGCTGATAAGTTAGCAAAGGATGATGATCTTCACAAGGTAATCGAGAAAGCCATCGCTCAGAAAGCTGATAAGTCAACTACGCTCGAAGGATACGGAATAACCGATACCTATACCAAGGAGGAGGTTGCAACTATCCTCGCAGCGTATCTTACTAGTGAGGTTGCGAGAAAGACCTATCAACCGATAGGAAATTATCTGACCGAACATCAGTCGCTAGACGGATACGTGAATGCTATAAACGTAAACGGTTCGGGCAATGCGGTGACATCAATCACAAAGAGCGGAAAGACAATATCTTTCGTAAAAGGTGCAACATTCCTCACCTCTCATCAGTCTCTCGCAGGATATGCTACTGAGTCATGGGTAAAGGGTTTGAAGTACATCACAGATGCTGACGCAGCAGCTAAGTATCAGCCTAAGGGTAACTATCTTACCTCACATCAGTCTCTTGATGGATATGTGAATGCAGTCACTACCACAGGAACAGGAAATGCTGTGACAGGTATTACCAAGTCTGGGAAGACAGTAATAGCAACTAAAGGTGCAACCTTCTTAACCTCACATCAAGATATTAGCGGAAAGAGTGATAAATCTCACACTCACAGTGTTAAGATTAATGGTGTGACTAAGACGATTGCTGCCACTGGTGGCACACCTGTGGATTTGGGTAACTATCTCACGACTCATCAGAGTCTCGAAGGTTACGCCAAGACTTCGCAAATACCAACTAAGGTATCACAGCTCACTAACGACATCGGATTCCTCACCTCTCACCAAAGTTTGGTAGGATATGCTACTGAGTCATGGGTAAAGGGTTTGAAGTACGTCACCGATGCAGATGTAGCAGCTAAGTATCAGCCTAAGGGTAACTATCTTACTTCGCATCAGAGTCTGGCAGCATATATTAAAACTGTCGATGCCGACAAAAAGTATCTTGGCAAGACGGAGAAGGCTGCGAGCGCATCGACTGCGGATAATGCTTCCAGAGTTAATGGTCATACCGTCAATGCAAATGTGCCATCGAATGCGAAATTCACTGATACGGAATATGTGATTCCTACGCTCTCATCTGCTCCTACATCAAGCACGCTCACATTTACAGACAATGGAGTGACACGCTCGTTCAAGGTAGGATACATGTGCCGAGTAGCAGACTCTTCTGCTGAACATGGATATAAGTTCTATCAGCTGTATAATATATCGAACGGCAAGGCTACGTGGGGAGAGATTAGTGGAGGCGATTACAATGAGACCGTGACGGTGACGCTCAAAAGCTACTTGTCTTCATCGGATAGCAAGCTGAACGGTGTTGTTGTGACCGTCAAGAATACGATGACTAACGAAACCCAGACACAGACTTGGAAGGGAACACCGCTTGTGTTCAAGATTCCTTCGGTCAATACGTATACTGTAAGTGCAAGTGGCGTAAGCGGATACGCTCCGCCATTGAAACAACATTATACTGCTGGCGTAGGTACAAGTAGGAACGTCATAATGACTTATAATAAGATTCCGCTTGGTATATATATATACGATACAGATGGACAGCTTACGCTCTCTGAAAACTGGAATGCTGCAAATAATAGCAAGGCAGTAGGTGTATATGTATGTACAGAGAATAGTAAGTTTATAATTGCACCTACATATGTAGAAAGTAGTGCAGAAGAATGGGGCGTGAACGGGATTGTATCTGGGATTATCACTACCGAAGATACTGCAATAGCAAAACATGACTATGCTGGCGAAGCGAATACTGATAAGATTATTGCACAACTCGGTAGTGGTAATGCTCCCGCAGCAGAGAGCTGTCGCAATTATACATTTAAGAACGGCAAAAAAGGCTATTTATGGTCGTTTGGTGAAGCATATGATGCTTATAAAAACAAGAATGCAATAGTTGAAGCAATGGAAAAAATCGGCGGAAGAATGATGCAACGAACCGACTCCTACTGGACTTCCACTCAGGCTTCTAGTGGAACTGCATGGGATTTTGATTGGACCTACAGCAATAACAGTACCCTAAGAAGTAAGGATACTGCCCGTTATGTCCGTCCCGTGTGCTCTATTTAACACTTAGACTTTGTTATTTTACCACATTTCTTCAAGCAAGAAAAAGGTAGTAATGGAGAATATACTTTAAAACGAAATTATATTGTAATAATATGGTTAAAACATTTGGTGAAGCAGCCGATTTTGCGGCTTTCAAGGTCTTGGATGGAGACATCTACAGAGTAGCATGGGCTAAGACCATGCAGGTTGAGAAAACAGAGGATGGGCAGGAAAAGGAGTCCTCTCTGTGCGATTACATGCTTGAGCGGTATGACTACAATCCTAGCATGGATTTGGTGTTGAACGACATCTTGGCGAGTGGAGAGCAAGCAAGCATGGAAGAGATTAAAGAGATTAGTGAAGGTCTTGGCGCAGAACCTTTGGAGTATATGCGCAAGGCGATGCTTGCCTACATTGAAAAGTACGATGCTTCTTCGTCCGTCAATTCCTTCCTGCTGAACGGTATGCAGGTGTGGCTCGACAAGGCTACAAGAGTAGGACTAATGAACTCTACCACCATCGCCAAGAGCATGGGGCAACAGAAGACTACGCTCTGGCTGGGAAGCTATCAGTTGGAGGTAGACTGCGACAAGGCTATACAGTTGCTCTCAGCATTGGAAATGTATGCCCTGGAGTGCTTTAATGTGACCGCAGCGCACAAGAAGGCAGTGAGCGAGTTGGATAACATTGAGGGTGTCCTGACCTATGATTATAAGTCAGGTTATCCCGACAAGTTAAAGATGGAGGTGTAGGCTTATGTGGTATCTTGCATTTATCTCGTTTCTCTTGCTTGGAGGCTATCTGCTGTTGATGGCTTTGCGCTTCGGTATCCCTAATATGGTGAGCGATACCTATTATCAGTTGCAGTCTACTACGGGCAGCGAAATCGCTCCCTTCAAGAAACCCCGCAATATGGGTTGGATATTCTCGCTGATTATGGTTGCGGTGGCGTTCCTCATGCTTATCTGCCTGCTCGATACAGGCAGGGGCATTCAGTTCCTCGCCTTCCTTGGCTGTGCAGGCTTGTGCTTCGTAGGCTTTGCCCCGAACTACTGCGACCGTGATGCCTATTCCGTGCATAAGACAGCAGCTATCGTGGCAGCGGCAGGTTGTGTAGGCTGGTGCTTGTCGGTATGCTGGTGGATAACGTTCGTGATAGCCCTGATATATACCATCTATCTAGTTGCCATTGATTTCTTCAAGGTGACCAGTAGCTTCTGGTATATCGGCAGCATCAAGTTTCATCCTTGGTATTGGCTGGAGATAGCGGGGTTCGCAGACGTGTTCCTCACGTATTTATTTGCAGAATTATTCATTATCTAGTATGAAGATTATCAAGAATAAAATTATTCCCCCTAGAGGTTTCAGTTACGTGAACCTCTTTGGGGTTCTCTTCACACGAAGAGACAGACCGATTAGTGATGTATCGCTCAATCATGAACAGATACATACCGAGCAAATGAAGGAAATGCTTTATGTGTTCTTCTACCTATGGTATATTGTTGAATGGCTTGTCAGGCTTATCATCCTCAGAGACAGCCATAAGGCTTATCGGGCAATATCGTTTGAACAGGAGGCTTATGCCAATCAGGAGAACCTCACGTACCTTGAAGGCAGGAAACGTTATAGTTGGCTTTCGTATATATTCTAAAAGATAAGGCGGTTTACAACATGGTAGCCGCCTTTCTTTTTGCTAGCAAAAACTTACAGATTGTTACATTTTGCAAACATTAACACAAAAATATTCTCATTTTCGTTTATTTTATGCATAAAAGTGTATCTTTGCACCATCATTTAATTTAAATCAACGAATTATGAACAATTAACTATAGACAAAAGGAGGTATTTCAATGACAGAAGAACAAAAAGCCGAAGTCCAACGGTTGATAAAGGACATTGATGTGACGGAGCTGATGAGTATGCTCATGAAGCATGGTAATCGATACAGCAGAAGGATATTGAAGTTCTTCAGATGGTTCTGCAAATACGTTCCAATAATTATTATGTGCTTACACGCATACGGAATGTGGGATTTCTCGCAGCATCCAAGGGAAATGTTCATAACAAACAATGAGAATTTTCCCTGCTATTTATTTATCTACTTTATGGTGTACATCTTGCCGATGGTTCTTATATTGGCAAGCCGATTCTTTTTCCTATGCTGGAGATACCGCATTCCTTTCTTTTATTTCTTTGGTGTAAATGCGTCTCATATCGTAGAATGGAGTTGGTATACTACTAAAGATATGGTTGATTCTTGCTTTACCGTTATGGTAGTGACGGCATTGTTCTATCTATACGGATTTGCAGAAATGTTTATCAGTCGAACCAAGTTAGGACGTAAAATCTGTGCGTGATTATGGGAAAGATATTGAATTATAAGATACTCGGAACGGCTTTGAAGTCGCTGAGTGATGCTTGTTTTAAGGCAGACGAGCAGCAGAGAAATGGTGAGAAGGTCACCGCTTGCGGAATGAGTGATGATGACCTGGATAGATTGTGTGACATCATCCCCGACATGCTCAATCCGATGATGAGCACCGAGGAGGTCAAGGATAAACTGCACGTTTCCGATGCTACCCTTAACAGAATGGTGGCTAGGGGCGATTTGCCCAATGGCGAGTGCAAGAAGCGTGGGCATACCCGATATTGGAAGAAGTGGGATATATTACACTTCATAAAAAGCAAGAGAAAACATAACGTATAAGCCCTATCGCAGCACGGATAAGCGAGTATATATGAGTAGGGATTATATGTTTTGTACTTTGATTATAGTAGCGATGTTAGCAATAATCAATAGCACGTTCATCGCATACCTATACTATTCTTACGAGTATAAGAAGGTCGATAAGTACTTCTTGACTTGGGTAGTAATGTCAACTATGATATTGATAATGTGGTTCGGGGAAGGATTGTATCTGTACTTTGAACATTTCTTATAAGTTAAAGAGAGGTAAGTGATTGCCTCTCTTTTTTATTTGGTACAATATAATAGACAAAAAACACACATATCTCCCCGAAAAATATACGCACTTTTTGCCTTAAATTATACGTAACGATACTAGTCTTATTAAGCTAAAGAGGTAAGTGATTGCCTCTCTTTTTTTATATGTTAGAATAAAGTTTTGCACTTTTTCGTAAAATCTATTTGATGATTAAATATTTTGTTGTATATTTGCAGCGTTATTGTTTAATCATCAAATAGTTATCTTATGGCAGATAGAATTAAAGATATTGTTGTAGGCGTAGTTCTTGCACTCCTCGCCTATCTTAAACCGATTGAAGGCGAGTTATCTTCGCTTATGATCGTCTTCACCCTCAACTTTATTTTCGGTTATCTTAGTGGCATGATTGCAAAAGGAGAGAACTTCGAGTTGAAGAAAGCAGTTGTGTGCATCGGTCACGCTACAGTGTTCTTCGTCCTTTGTGCAGCAGTATATGCAATCGGGCGATTCAAAGGACAAATGGAAGGTTCCGTTCAATGTGTTTCCTTTATCTCGTATTTAGTATTGTGGTTCTATGGATGCAATATTCTTAAGAACTTGAAACAGATTTTCCGAAAGGGAACACCACCTTGGTATGTAGTAAGTTTCCTTTATTACCTCATGCGTTTCAAATTCATTGAGAAAATTCCATATTTGTCGGACTATCTAAATTATGAAGAAAAGGAGAGAAAGGTATGATGCTGTTAGCGATTATTATGACGGCAGCTATTATGGGAAGCATTCTTGTGTTTGGCTGCATTATTCAAGGAAATGATTATAAAGAAGAGAAATAAATATGGCTGATTCAAAAAAACTCGTTCCGTTTATCCTCAGTTGGGAAACGGACAAATATACAAACAACAAATATGACAAGGGCGGTCCAACTAAGTACGGAATTACCCTTGCTACCTGGAGGAGAGTCGGGTACGACAAGAATGGCGATGGTGTCCTTAACGAGGAAGATGTAAAACTCCTCACAGAGGAAGACTTTCATCGAGTTTTTAAGCAGAACTATTGGAATGCTTGCAAAGCGGACCAAATCCAAGATCAGAGCGTAGCCAATATGCTGGTAGACTTCGCTTACAACAGCGGAGTAAGCAAAGCTGTAAGGCACCTCCAGCTAACTCTCGGTATAACAGCAGATGGCATCATGGGCAGAAAGACGCTATTCGCTATCAATAAATCTAATGGCGAGAGACTTTTTGAGAGATTCAAAAAGACAAGAAAGGAGTATCTTAAAAGCATAGCCAAAGGAAAACAGAAGGGCTTCCTCGATGGTTGGCTTCGCAGATTAAGCTATATTACTTATGGACACTTAAAGTTGAATGAATGATGAAATGGTATGATGTTAGATTATGGAAGTGGGCAATAATCTGCTTGTTTGTCGGGCTTATGCTTACGTCTTTTTTAAGCTGTGGCATCCCAAAGACTGTAACTAAGCAGACTTATTTAAAAGATGAATTGAGAGAAAAGAAGTTCGATTCACTCTTTACGGCTCGTATGGCATACTCCTTCGATCAATGGCTACACTATCAGAAGCAGGAGAACGACAAGAGCGTTAAAGACAGCAGTTATGTCAAGGACAGCACTGCTACAAGATTTGATGCACAAGGCAACAAAGTTGGCGAAGATAGATTTCACTATGAGAGCCATATACGAACAGAAAAGGACGTTCAGAAGTTGCTAGACAGCATCAGTCATTACAGGCTATTGAAGGATAGTATTGCTATCTATCGGCATAGACTTGATTCCCTATCGAATATTAAGGGTTCTAGTGAAATTGCGGTAAAGACAGTTGAAAAGCAGCTTACCACGACTCAGAAGATTTATATTCAGATAGGGCAACTTTTCTGCTTTTGCTTAGTAATTGTCATATTATATCTATTATATGTATTGAGAAAGAGATATTCTTAGTTAACTTTGGGTTTTAAGATTGTTAAGGATGATTTGGGCGACTACTCGTGATGAGCGGTCGCCCTTTTTGTTTGCAAAGTAAATTCTTCCGTTCTAAGAGGATAAAAAATGAGTCTACCTACTATCACCATAAACCTCTGATTTAGAGCCTCTAACGAAAACTATGATAGCCTTATAGCTTATTTCAAAACAATTTTCTAACTTTGCACACGTAACGTTACAAGTAGTGTTAGTTAAATATTAAGGTTAAATTAAAAATTCGGGATATGGAAAGTAAAACTTACGTGTTCAATCCAGAGAGCGGCACAAGCGGCACAGGCTCTAATGGAATCTTGGCTATGCTTCCTGCACTCATGCAGAGACAGGGTGTTGACCCAGGTCTTATTGCACTCTTGAACAACCGTGGAAACGGAAATGGTTGGGGTGAAGACATCTTTGCTATCCTTTTGTTGTTCATCCTTATGGGCAATAATGGTATGGGACTCTTTGGAGGTAATCGCTGCATGGGTTCTAACGGACAGGGCGGTGTTATGCCAATGCTTAACAATGATGCCAATACTGCCGTTATCATGCAGGCAGTTCAGCGCAATGGCTTTGATGTTCAGAGCTTGGCTACAGCCCTCAACACATCAAGTGACGCAGTTATGGCTGCAATCAATGGTTTAGGTCAGCAGATTTGCAACCTCGGCAATCAGATGGGCATGAATGCTAATCAGATTTTGACAGCTATCATGCAGGGTAACAACGCTATCGCTACACAGTTGGCAGAATGCTGCTGCAAGACCAATAACGCCATAACTGCAATGGATGGCAACCTCAAGCTGTCTATCTGTCAGCAGACCCACGCCATCAATGATACGGCAAATGCCAATGCTTTGATGCTCCGTGACAAGGCAGATGCTAACAATCAGTCTGTCTTGGCTAAGTTGGATCAGATGCAGACACAGGCAATGCAGGATAAGCTCGATGCTTTGAGAGAGAAGAATAGTGCTCTGCTTGCTCAGATTTCAAACGAGCATCAGACACAGGCTTTGCAGTCTTATCAGGCGCAGGTCATCACACCAGTAAATGCAGCTTTGGCTGCACTGCAGGCAGAGGTGGCTGGTATCAAGTGCAAGTTGCCTAATACCATCAGTGTTCAGTACCCTCAGTACGGAGTATTCAACAAGGACGTTTATACTGCTGCCGCCATGGGAGCTTATGCAGGTGATGTAGCGGCTTCTCGTTCAACTGTAGGATGCGGTTGTTAGGAAAGGAGGTAACTATGTTCCCTTTATATCCATTCAATCCATTTATTCCAATCGGTCAGAGAAACCAAATCAAACGTATTGATGTAGGCGGTATCTATGAACTGAAGACAAATGCTCAACAGGTCACAGATGCTAGTGTAGATTATGGTATCAATCCTTGCTACTACAATGCTTTGCCTTGCGAGTGCATTGTACTCTTGAAGATACATCAAGGAGTTGCCGCAGCAAGTGCAGCACTTCCTGTCACAATCGTAACTCCAAATAGTGGGTCGACCACTATTAACGGAACCGCCAACACTAGCGGAACTACTTCCGGCACAACAAAGGTGCCAGTTGTTGATCATGTGGGAAAGGCAGTGACGGGAGCTAACGTTTCTGAAACTACGGAGGCTTTGGCATACATCAATAAGAAGAGCGGTATTATCCGACTGCTTGGGTTTCAGCAGCCTACAGGCGGCTAACAGAGTATTAACTATGGGACAGACTGAAAAGTCTGCCCCTTTAAAAGAGAAAGAAAATGTTTCAAGGACTAAGACAGTCTTCTCTCTTCTACATCTTAGACAAGGGAGGAGAAAAGCCGACTCTAAGAATCGGTCAAGTAATATCGGTCAGCAATCCTCAGCAGAAATATCCTAGCTACGTGCCAGGACAGACTCCGACATTGGAGACGACCGTTGATGTTAAGGTACAAGTAGAGGACCAGCAGGTCAATTTCGAAAAGCTGCCATCTACGGCACAGATAGTGAACTTCGGCAATGAAGGTGTTGTTGTCAGTGACAGCAGGGAAGCTATGTGCGCTGAGATAGATGCTATGTTGCGGCATTCCAAAGGAGTCGTGGAAAGTGTAGATTACCACAATGGAGTCATAAGCTCCTGCGAGGAAATGCTCACTAGAATCAACCCACAGATTGCTAAGGAAAAGCAGCAGGAAAAAGACATCAATAATCTCAAGTCAGAGGTCAGCGGCATGAAGGGAACGCTATCCAATATTGAATCCATGCTGTCTAAGGCTTTGAGCGGTAACAATTTTAAAAAGTAATTGCTATGGGATATATGGTAGAAATTACGGAAAACAAGTTCGATGAGCTTGTTGACAACTGCGAGGAAATGGTTCGAGCAGGTGGCAAGGTTATGAAGTGCTTGGATAGTTTGAAGCGCGAGCGTATGGGAAACCGTATGCCGATGCCAGACTATCGTGACAAGTGGGACGATGAAGATTGGCGCGACGAAGACCGCTATGGAGAGCGACGCTACTATGGTCGCCGTGGCGGTGGACGTTACTAATGTTTAATTCGGTGGTGGGGATTTTTCCCTGCCACCCTTAAAAGAAAGAGCTATGGGAAAATGTAGAATGCCTTTGGATGCTTACGATATGAAGCCAGAAGGAATGATAGCATATCTGAGATATAATGGCTGGCACTTCAACAAGAAGGCTTGTGAGTGGGCAGTCGCTCAGATGAGAAAATACAACCCAGTCACCAAAAAGGATGAGGAGGTTGAATACATGGATAAGGATAAGGTCGAATCCATCCTTACCAAGCAGGGAGTGACGCTTGAAAATAATGTAGGCTATGATCATGTCTATGTGGCAAACATGGTTAAGGCTGATTTCTATAAGTCTTCCATCGAGGACGAAGCACACATGGCTTTGTTCGTGAAAGATATGGTTGATGATACCGACCAGAAGGACGGTTTCATCTTTAACAGATTCTATGCCGATTGCAACCATAATGGCATCGGCATTCCATGGGATGATATTTTATGATAAGTCAAGAGATATATCTAGAAAAGTACGATTGGAAAGTTCTTGTGTTTTACGGTTTGGAATCATCAGATACCGATGAGGTATGCAACTCCCTTGTGCAGATAGGCTGCACAGAAAAGGCAGTCGAAAGCGCAAGGGAGCATTGCTTACGAGGAATGCCGAACGCAGGTCTAACCTATTCTAATCTTGCAGGTAGAAAGAGCGTGGTTGCGGTCAGTAGGACCACATCAGAATATGAGTTCGTGAATACTGTCACACACGAAATGTTCCATGTTGTCACTCATATCTGCGAATCACTAGGTATAGACTTGAAAGACGAAGAGCCTTGCTACATGATGGGATGGCTCTGCCAGGCAGTTAGTAGGATATTCATTTAAAACTTAAAAATATGACGGACATTAAATTAATGGTGGATGCTGCAAGGCAGCTAAACCAAACTTGGAAAATGTGTAGTAATGGTTTGGAAATGACTAATGTTCCAAACGATGTGTATAATGCTTTGTGCGAAGTGGACGAAGCCGTAACCAATCTGATAGACAAGATTGGCGAAGCTACAAAAATCATTACATTAAGCAGTATCTACAAAAGCGTATAACTCTTTGATACTCAGCGAGTTAAATTTAGTATTTTTAACTAAAATAAAGTGTGGTATATTTGCATATATCACATTTTTTTTGTACCTTTGCATATAGAAAGAGTGGTTATTTTGACTAACCACAGATTATGTTGAACCAATTATAATCTTAAAAAGATGGAAGAAATTAATGAAATCAAAAAGAATTATGAAATGGGATTCATTTCATCACAAGAATTTCTTTGTGAATATGCAGGTGCTCTTTCTAAACTTGGAGCGCAGGGTGAACTGATTGATGCTATGAATACAGTATTAGCTCCGCTTGCAGATTTCATTGTGAAGGACATCTTGAATGCCAGCGATGACGAGAAGAAACAGATTAAGGACTTCTTTAATTTTAAGTAGATATGGATACCATTCTTTTAATAAACGGATTAATTTTTCTACTTGTCGTAGCGATAGTAGATTTAGCAATGAAACATTAATAAAATAAGCCCTCGACAACACGGTTAAGTCACTTATATGAAAGCAATTAAAGTAGCAGTATTTTTTGATTGGATGAAGAACGTTATGGTTTCGTTTTCCGTTGATGAGCTGAAGGGTACTACATTCAGAAGTCGTTTCGGTGCAGTTGGTCTAGGTGATACGCAGGAGAGAAACGGATTCTTCCTGGCAGCCTATATCGCAGACAACTCAGTATTACAGGATAGTTTTATGGAGGGAGTAAGAACATACCTTGATGATGCAGTTGTATATAAGTACGATTCTCCTTATCAAGAGAAGGATGTTCCGGAGAAAGAATTAATGTACATAATTGAGATTAAAAATGAAGACTAGCAGTTTATATGTTACCCGCGACGATGAAATGTATGACACAAAGAGTGGGTTTGAGACTTACGAGGAGGCCAATGCCTATCGTGAGGAGTGTCAGAGAAGTTGGATCAATCATGCCGACTATGTTTTTCTTATAACAAGAGACTCTGCCGGGAATTTTGTCAAAGAGACAAACTTGACAAAAGCAACAAAGGAAGAGAGAATCAAGCTTCTTGAAGAAGCAGGTATTCCATTGAAATAATTTGTAACCAATTAAAATATTAAAGATTATGACAACAGCAACAATTTTGAGTAAGGCTGCCGAGGATATGGTAGCAGTTCCTTCTTCAGTTAATGAAGACAAGTTCTTTGATTTCGAGAAAGCCAAAACTCAGGCTATCACTCTCGAACAGTTGAGTCGCACACACCGCGAGGATGATGTTTACGGAAATCCGCTCCGTGGCATCTATCACTTTGACCTTTTCAATAAGGTCATTGATGAGTGTACAGAGCTCGGCTACAATGTGGAGGTTTATGATATGTTTGCAGCACAGAACAGAGACCGTCAGTCGCCTGGAGTGGTCCGCCTTCCACAAGTGGAAGCGGTCAAAGGTCAGCATGCGGTAGAAGCGCATATCCTTCGCCGAGTTTATGCCAATATCCGTATCACAGATTTTGATAATGATGAGACTACAACTAATGTAGCCGTAGCCTTCCATCAGAAGGGTATTCAGATTGGATTCGGTCCGAATGTGATGATTTGTCACAATCAGTGTATGCTTTCTCCAGAACTATATATGTCTAGCTATTCGGAGAAGGGCAAGAAGGGTTCCGGTATGGATGTGGCAGCAATGCTTGACACCTTGAAGTCGTGGCTTGTCGATGCCCGGCATATCATCGAGACTGATCGTGAGCGTATTGCCAAGATGAAGGAGACACGCATTACTGCAGAACAGATGTTCTTGCTGATTGGTTTGATGACTGCTACAAGAGTAAAGGCAGATACATCACGAAAGTCTATTCGTGAGAATATCACCTACCCTCTCAATCAGTCACAGATTACACTTTTCACAGAGGATATTCTGGAGGCCTATCACGACAAGGAGTTTGTGACTGCCTGGGATATGTATAATTCTGCTACCAACTTGTATAAGGCGAACAAAATGGATATTCCAGCTCTCCTTCCTCAGAACAGAGCAATGGTTAACTTCATGAAGGCCAATGGTCTGATTATTTAATTGGTTCGAAAGAAGCTTCCAAAGGTTAGTCCTTTGGTTGCTCCTTATATAGAACGTAATTCAATACTTTTCTATTTGCAGCATCTATATTGGCAACACTCTTGTCAATATAGATAGCTGTTGTCCTGTTTCCATGGGAATGTCCCAATGCTTCGGCAATGATTTCTTCGGGTATTCCTATGGAGAAGGCTATTGTTGCCCACGTATGTCTAGCCCAATACAGAGAGATATGTGCAAACAGAGGATTATGCTTCGTATGATATTCCTTCTGAAAATCGTGAACTTTCTTTTTTTCGTTCTTTTCTTTAGTGACAGGCCCTATTGCCTTCAGCCCCTTGTTTGCCTTGCACACAAATTGCTTGTAGTTCCTCATGTTCTCTGAGAAATTGACTAGATTCGTCTTTCCTCTATACCTATTTATTATCTGTATGGCTTCCGGTTCTAGTCTGATGCTATATAGTCTTCCGGTCTTCTTTCGTCTATACAGTAATCTTCCATCTACAACATTCTCATCCGTACAATTAAGAATATCGGCAGGGTTTATCCCGATCAAGAAGAATGTAAGCTTGAAATAATCCAGGTACTTCTGCTGCCATGGCTGCACATTATAATTAAATAAGGTACGTAGCTCATCTACAGTAAGAGAGCGTTTTTCTGTCTGCTCCGGATTTATATCGAAAGTTCTCATTGGATAATGGCTGGTTATCTCGTTATCGATGGCATCGTTGAAAACGGCACGTATGTTTCTGAAATGTATATTCCTGGAGTTCTTCTTTAAACCTTGTCTTACCAACTCGGCATCCAACCTTTTCAGCCAATCTTTTGAGATATCTTCAAAAGCGTAGGTATCTACCTTGCTATCGAAATCGCGCATCTTCTTCAATGTGGTTGCATATATTTCCCTGGTTCTTTGCGCTGAGCGACTATTCATATATTCTATATACCTATTTATAAATAAGTCTTTCTTCTTAACATCAGGGTCTAGATAGGCCACAACCTTATTCTTTATCTGTGTTGAAGTCTGTTTGGTAAGCTCTCCCTTCATCTGAAGTTCCAATATGGCATTATCTATCTCGACCAGTTTGTTCTTGACAAATAATTCCAACCGTTGCTTGTTTGGTGCATCGACTATTCTTTGCTTCTTAGCATCCCATTGCTCCTTTTTCAATTTGACGCCAAGCGGAATGTAAGCTGCCTGCCTTTTCTTGGTTATGGCAACTTTTAGCGGTGCAGGCTCTCCGTCCTTGACCGCTCTCGTATCTAAGTATAGTTTCGTTGTTATCATTTGCAAGCTATTTGCAAGCAGAATTGTGCAAAAATGTGCAAGAATGTGCAAGAATGTGCAGGATTCTACTTAGTTGGATAAAATACGATGTTTTGGAAATGCCTAATTTTCAGTGTTTTCTGCGGAAAGAGGGGGATTCGAACCCCCGATTCCCTTTAGGGGAATACACGCTTTCCAGATGTGAAGCTTTTCGATGTAACTGCTTTAGCTCCAATTAATTACAGAGACCCGAATTTTAATTTGCAAGCTATTTGCAAGCATGCTTATTTTCCGAGTTACCTAATATGCGGAAATATTAATTATATTTAAATATATCCGCATATATTTTGATATATCATTTTTTTCATTTATCTTTGCATTTGAATTTATAACTTAGTGCAAAGATATAAAGAAATCCTTTAATCCTGCACACATTTAAACTATTTAACATGGTAACTTCAGTTCAACCTAACATAAGCCCTACTGCCCGGTATACGATATCGGAGACGTGTGAATTATTGGGCATACATCGTAATACCCTACGTTCCTATGTGAACGCCGGGTATATAAAGACCATGCAAAAGGTTCATGGGAAACGATTCAAGGGTTCGGAGATTCTTCGCTTCTGGAATACCTTTGTGTAAACATGGGTCCGGTGCCGAGTAATAGCCATTCGCATGACACACCATACCCTTCAGCGAGATAAGCAAGATACTCTACACGGAAAGTACGCTTATCTCTATTATGTTTTAGGGTATTCATATTTCCGTAATTTAGTCCAAACTCTCTTGTGAAAGTCTGTAACCCCTTTATCCTTCTTTGGTCTTTAAGGACATCAAGCGCCTTGAAGAACCTGTCGCTTATATCCAGGGCACGATCAGGAATGTTTAGTTTCATTTTAATGCTATTTTTTCGAGCAAATCCATGAGGCGTGCATTGATTTCATCTTGTTTCTCGATATGCTTTGCCATCATGTCTGTTTGCTTCTTGATGATTTCTACTAAGTCAGCATCGTTTTGAATACCATTATTCTGATTACCAGAACCGTTATTCACATTATTCTCTGCGTTTACGAATTGTGATGGATCCACTACAAAAGCCTTGACATTTTCTTCTCCATACCTATCGTACAGTTTCTGATATTGTCCAGGTGTAGGGTCTATGCCCTCCGTCTCACATCTTGAAATGTTAGATTGGGAGATTCCCATAATCTCTGCTAACTGAGACTGAAACAGCTCATGAGCTCTTCTAAATTCTTTATATTTGAACATATCTGTATAAATTTGTTAAATTTGACTAAATATTTTCGATATATTTGCATATATCAGAATATATTTGTATCTTTGCATAAAGATATAAAACATAGTGCAAAGATAATGGAAAATATTCAAACATCAAACACTTTTGAGGAAAAATCTCAAAAAATAACCTTAAAAGGTTACTACAAGGGGTTGCCTATGAGGAGTGCCCCACGATATGACTTCATTACAGAAGTTGCTAGACGCTGCAAGGTTACCGAGCAGACAGTAAGGAATTGGGTTCTATATGGCATGAAGCCACAGCAGCATGCTCATATAGAAGTATTGAGTAAGCTGACAGGTATTAGCGAGGAGGACTTATGGAAGGACTAGAATTCTATATGTTCGAAGACGAGTTATGGTGCAAGACATCAGACGGAAAGAATTTTATGGTTGATGAGACTCATACAGAGTTAGTGAAATACATTCTGGAAAAGGTTCGTGCTTGTTATCCGGAAGCCTACAAGGCGTTGGAGAAGATTTATTCCAAGAGTGCGCCTAACGAGAGTTACTATCAGTATCTCATGATGCGTCGATTTTGCAAATGCAACTTTTGTCGACTCGACACTACGGCTTTTGATGTCGTCGATGTTGACAAGGATGGAAAGTTCAACTTCGAGAAGGTCGAATGCCCAATGCGTGGTGAATGCCCTTATGAAGGTATCGTATGTATGCCAAGGTTTAATGCTAATCTTTCTACTGCGGAGCTGCGTGTAATGAAACTGCTTTACGAGGGACGAAGCGAGCAGGAGGCGGCAGCAGAGCTATTCAACTCTCCGAACACGATACATCAGCACGTTAAGTCTGTGTATGTAAAACTAGGAATACATAAGCTCTCAGAGTTTATTACCTATGCGAATAAGAATAATTTGTTTAACAATTAAATATTAGATTATGCCAATTATTAGAAAGAATGACGTTGTTACAGAGCGTCCAGTGATTATCGTACTTTATGGTACTCCAGGTACCGGTAAGACATCTTTGGCTACTACAGCCAACAGTCCTCTACTCATCGACACCGACCGCGGCTTTGACCGTGCCGTCCAGCGCCCAGACATTGTTGTCACGGCTTCACGCTGGGAGGACATCTATAATGCTGAGGTTATCGGTTCCTACGTTGTTGAGGATGGCAAGCAGGTTTGGAAGCCAGGTTTGATCAGTGAGTGTAAGACCATCGTAGTAGATACTGCCAAGGCTATGCTCGATGACTATCTCAACGCTTTTGCTATTCAGCAAGACCCTAAGCTGGGAACCAACTCATTGAAGCGATATGGTGTGATGGGAGAATTGTTCAAGCAGTTTGTCGGCATTCTCCGTTCAAACAATTCAGACATCATCTTCATCTGTCACGACAAGGAGACTCAGGAGGGAGACTACATCAAGCATTCTCCAGACTGTACAGGACAGAGCAAGGACTTGCTCATCCGTATTGCGGACCAGGTAGGTTACATCTGCAAGGAGAACGGCAATCGCGTCATCAAGTTCGAGCCACAGGACAATCGTGTTGGTAAGAATGTTGCAGACCTGCAGGACACCTGGATTCCAGCTTACGGAACAGAGGAGTTTGACACTTGCATGGCAGACATCATCAAGAAGGTGAAGAAAGCCATCGTGAATAAGTCAGATGCTCAGGCTAAGGCGCAGGAAGCCGTTGATGATGCCCGAAAGAAGCTTGCAGCCGTGGAGACTGTAGATGATGCAAATGCTCTCATCGAGGTTGCCCACGGATTGAACAAGATTCATCAGAAGGCATTCATGAATCAGATGATCAAGGAACTAGCAGTCAAAGGAATCGACTTTGACAAGAAGGGCAAGAAGTTCGTCAAGCATGAGGATGCAGTATGAAGAAGCCTTTGATTAGAGTTACCCAACTAGAGAGCTTCAGACGGTATATGTCTGGCGAATATGCTTATGTTACAGAGCAGGACGTTATAGACAATATCACTAAGAAGTTTGAGGGTAACGATTACACAAGAATAGGAACTGCCTTTCACTCCATCGTGGAGACTGGCAGTCCCCATTGCTTCAAGGAGCCGGAAGGTGTTCGTCATTTCACCTATTATAAGAAAGATAAGACAGAACCTGTTCCAAAAGGAAGAAGGTTCGTCTTTGATGAAGGTGAAGCGATTCTCGACATTCCTCAATGTAAGGTAGCCTTGAAATACAGGAATGAGCATCCTGGCGCCTTTCATGAGATTCGTGAATACAAGGATTTCGGCGATGCCGTTATCACGGGATGTGCCGATATGATTGACGGACTAGAGATAAGAGACATCAAGACTAAGTACGGACCGGTATCAGACAAAGACTATATAGATAGTTGCCAATGGCAGCTTTACCTAGAGTTGTTTGAAGCTGATGTGTTCCATTTTGACTTGTTTGTCTTTGAGGGCTACAATAAGGATAAGCACAAGGGAGACGTGAGAGGTCTCAAGCTTACTCCTTATGAGCCAGCAATCACTTGTTACAGATACCCAGGGATGGAAGACAAGAACCATGCGTTATTGCGTGATTTTCTCAAATGGGTAGAAATGAGAGAATTATTACCATATTTACCATTAACAGAATCAGATGGCTAATACAATGACAGGAAGGGTATTGCTCATCGGCAATGTCGAGGAAATACCAAGTAAGAGCGGTGGAGAGCCGTTTAAAAAGAGAATCGTGGTTCTTAACTGTACGCATTCGAATTTCGGAGAGGTGTACGAGAACTACCCAAGTTTTGAGTTCAGCGGAAAGCATGTAGATGATCCTGCGGCTTTTGCAGTTGGCGAGATTGTTACCATATCTTTTGCTCTTCAAGGTACTAAGTATCAGAAGAGTGCAAATGACCCGGTAAAGTATTTCAATACCATTTCGGGTTACAAGATAGAAAAGTATCAGAGAGGTGGCCAGACGCAGCAGCAAGCTCCACCACAGCAGCCGCAAGGATCTCAGTCACCGGCACCGCAGCCGGACAATGCTGATGACTTGCCATTCTAGTTATGATTTTCAATCTCAACAATGACAAGGACAGGGCAGACTATAAGGACTATTGCAATGGCCTTTACATGGATGCCTTGAAAAGCGGAAAGGGTTTTATCGTGGAGGTGAAGAAAAAGCACCGTCCACGTTCCCTTGCCCAAAACAGCTATCTGCACGTTTGTCTTCAATATTTCGCATCAGAGTTCGGCTATGATGAAGAATACGTGAAGTACAATATTTTCAAGCAGATAGTAAACAGAGAAATCTTTGCTAAGCAGAGAACTAACAGAAGAGGACAGCCTGTCACATATTGGAGAAGCACGGCTGACCTTGATACAAAAGAATTAACAGACGCTATCGAGAAGTTTCGGAACTATTCAAGTATGGTTGCAGGGTTGTATATACCTGAACCTAACGAGGAAGCAGCCTTGCTTGAAGCTCAGAAACAGATAGCATTATACGAAAAATATTTGTAATTATGAAATCAGATTTGAAAAATTATGTTCCAGAGAACATTCAGTTTGTATTGGAGGAAGGTGTAAAAGACATGTTCCCAATGGAGTTGGACTTCCTTGCTTTGACCGAGGAGAACCTTTGCGGAGAGAAGCCTTTGAAGAATAAGGCTGACATCCTTAAATTTGTCGGAAAGCATTTCACTGCTACATTCCCAGACAATGAGTTGGTTACACGTTTCCTTGATGAGTTCGAGAAGAAGAACATCAGAGAGGAGTATTGCACACTCGAAGAGAACGTGGTGCCAGCCCGCAAGCTGGAGTTGGAGGAGGCTTTGGAAAAAGCCAAGAAGATGAAGAAGGATGCAGAAGAGGCTTATGCTTCTGTCCTCATGGAAGTAGCCAAGTATGCAGCAGAAGTACGCCAGGGAACTGTTGATATGCGCCTTAAATCAAAGAACGTGTTCTGTATTGCATTGGCAGGTTACTATCTCGTATATAATTGGGATACGAATTCAGAAAAGTTCTTGCTCGCAAAGGCTTACGCTATTCCGGACCGTTCAGAGATTTGGGCGAATGAGGTCAAGAATCGTGAGAGTATGAAATCTGTCTTCGGTTTGGAGTTCCCGGAAGTTGAGCAGCCAAAAGAAGAGGCTCAATCTGAACAGTCTTCAGATGATAATGATGATGAATTACCATTCGGTGAGTAATGAAGTATACACTTAGAAATTATCAAAAGCAAGCTAGTGATGCAGCCGTAAGGCTGTTCACTAGCAAGGCTGACAAGAACGGATTGGTTATCCTGCCTACGGGTGCAGGAAAGAGTCTGGTGATAGCAGATATTGCCTCTCGTCTGGAAGGGCCGCTGTTAGTCTTTCAGCCTAGCAAGGAAATACTTCAGCAGAACTTTGCCAAGCTGCAAAGCTATGGTATCTTCGATTGCGGTTGCTATAGTGCCTCTGTAGGATGCAAGGATATAAACAGAATAACCTTTGCCACCATAGGAAGCGTGATGAACCATATGTCAGACTTCGATTGTTTCAAGAACATCATAATTGACGAATGCCATTACGTAAACTCTAAAGCTGGGCAGTACAAACAGTTCATAGAAGCGAAGAACAGACAGGTTGTTGGATTAACAGCCACGCCATACCGTCTTGATCGTGCCGAAGGAGGTTCCATCTTGAAGTTCCTCACGAGAGTAAGACCTAGAATATTTTCAAAGGTCATCTATTGTTGTCAGATTGGAGAACTGCTTTCTAAAGGTTATCTCGCAGACTTGCATTATTATGATTTGACAGAATTGGATTTAAGAAGAGTCAGAAGCAATTCCACCGGTGCAGATTATGATGAAAGAAGTCTCCTCGCAGAATATGAACGTTGCGGATTCTATGATAAGTTATCAAACACAGTAGTCAAGGTTCTGCAGCCTAAAAGTGGCATTCCTAGAAAGGGGGTACTTGTATTTACCGCTTTCACAAAGGAGGCTAAACTGTTGGTAGATAAGCTTCAATCACTCGGAGTCAATGCCGCCATCGTGACAGGAGAAACACCCAAAAAGGAGCGTGAAGCCATTCTCGAAGGATTCAAGAGGAGAGAAATAAAGGTTGTTGCCAATGTAGGTGTACTGACTACGGGATTCGACTACCCTGCCCTAGACACCGTTGTCTTGGCACGCCCGACGAAATCTCTCGGGCTCTACTATCAGATGGTAGGCCGCGCTATCAGACCTTTTGAAGGAAAGGACGGGTGGATAGTTGACTTGTCGGGAAACTATAGCCGGTTCGGAAATGTCGCAGACCTCTTTATTAGCAGACCTCCAGGAACCACGAAATGGGCGGTATATTCCAGAGGGACACAATTAACTAATGTCGTACTAAGATGAGCGTTCTAAATGAGCTTATTAAATATAAGCAAAGAGATTCCGCATTAGGAACTGAGTATTTAACTCTCTGTCCGCATTGCAGAAAGGGAGTATTTACACAAGAACCAATTTATGTAGGAAGTTTAGCTTGCCGTTTATGTGTTGATTTTGCGAACATGACGGACAAATATGTTACATGTAAATTCAAAAGAAATGTTTCCATTTTATAAGAAAAAGAAGAAATCTTCTTCTACTCCCAAAAAGAGAAAGAAGAGTAAGCCGGATTTAGTCAAGAGACTAGACAAGGTGTTTGCATTGTATATTCGTCTGAGAGACTGCATGCCAAGCGGTATGGGGAAATGTATCAGCTGCGGAAAGATAAAGCCGTACAGAGAGCTTGATTGCGGTCATTTCTTCGGACGTTCCAACATGGCCACTCGATTTGATGAAGATAACTGCAATGCAGAATGTATCGGGTGCAACAGAGTGAAATCAGACCATCTTATATACTACCAGGAGAATCTGATAAAGAAGATTGGTGTTTCCCGATTTTCCACCCTGCGAGAGCGTGCTCACTCCATCAAGAAATGGGATGATGACGAGTTGGAGAAAATGATTAAGTATTATACTAATGAAGTAAAGAGACTGAGTTATGAAAAAGGTATCACCGTTAATTTGTAAAAATATAAGTCCCCAGTGTTTCGCAACACCGAGGACTTCAAACCAATTAAAATCCAATAAAGATTATTCTTCAAAGGGATTTGCTTGCAAAGGTAATGAATTATTTTCAAATTGCCAAATTAATTCCATAAAAAAAGCCTGCTCACTAGCAGGCTAAAGAGAAACCCATGTAACATTCTTTTTACAGATGTTATGGAAAAAACTTATTGCAAAGGTACTAAAAAAAATCGATATATCCAAATATATACATGAGTAAAAATTAATATTTTTGTATATTTAACTTAATTCTTTTGCATATATCAGCATAAATTTGTATCTTTGCATTAAAGAGAAGCAATTATAAGTAATAATTAAAAAAATATACAATATGGAAGAGACGGAATTTCTCAGAGATTTTGAAGGAATCAAGGACTACAGAACGTTCTTGGTAGGCTTAGACAAACAGTTTAAGTCTGCAGGTGTGTTGTACCGTGAGTTTAAGATTTTGGAAGGAATGGCTTCTATCGCTTTAAAGGTAAGCCCTTCTATCCACAATTTTATCTCCAAGCAGCAGGGAGTTGTTTATAGCAAGTTACAGACTGAAGTTGATATCCTGGCAAATAGTATAAAGCGAGGTAAGATATGCTTTATTAAGAACGAGGACTTGAACAAATAATTTAGTATGAAATATAATTGCATCAAAAATAGTAACTCTCCAGAAGTAATGAGAGCAAGAATGGAACATGGCATGGCTGCCTATGGAATCTATGTTACGCTCATGCAGTTGTTGGAGGAAGACGAGGATCATAAGCTGTCAAAGGATTATTCCATGATTGCTTATGAGATGCGCGTTGATGTTTCTGTGGTGCAATCTGTAGTTGAGGATTTCGATTTATTCGAGGTTGAGGAAGAATATTTCTATTCTAAGGAACTTTCAGACACTATCGAGCAGGCAAGAAAAGTAAGCGAAGCTAGAGCTAGAGCCGGTCGTGCAGGTGGTGCAGCAAAGGCTAGAAATTTCGCAGAAAATGCCAAAGAATCTTCTAGCAAATGCCAAGCAAATGCTAGAAAAAACGTAGCAAATGCTAGTGAATCTCTAGCAAATGCTACAAATTCTCTAGCAAATGCTACAGAAATCCTAGCAAATGCTAGCGAATCTCTAGCAAATGCTAGAAAAAACGTAGCAAATGCTAGAAATCCAAAAGAAAACGAAACAGAAAAAGAAAACCTTTCCCCTAAAACCCCTATAAAAGAAAAAGATAAAGAAAAAGAAAATTGTCTTAGCAGACGGCTGAGTTCTAACGAACTCTTTCTCTCGCCCGAGCGTACGAGCGCGTGTAAGAAGCCACCGAAAGAACATACTATATGCCATAGAGGTCGGCAGATATTCGAGGCTTATTTTCTAGAGCTATACGGAGAGCCATATTATTGGCAGGCTAAAGATGCAAAGGCAATGAACTCTATCCTAAAGAAAATCGCTTTCGCTAGAAGTCACAAAAACTCGCCGCTGCCGACGGATGATGATAGTCTGCTAAAAGCGTGGGGTGAGTTCCTGCATCTTATTGACAAGACTTGGATAATGAACAATTTCTCTGTCAACAAGATAGACTCTCAGTATAACGAGATAGTTTCAGAAATGAAGAATCATAAACAAAACGTAACAAGCAATGGAAACAATACAAAAACAGGATGGAAAGCTCCAGACCACAAAGACACATCAGCGTATCGGTCGGGGTTTGGAGTTGCCGTTGGAAAATAGAGAAGTCAAGAACTTTCTTTACTATGCCTACAAACGAGAGGTAGAGAAAAGAAAAAGAACGTTCGTCTTCACTGACGAGCTAAAGGAAGCAATATCGAAAGTCGGGGATTTTCTTACTACAGAGACCAACTTTTACGGGCTGTTTATGCCCGGCAGCATTGGAAACGGAAAGACTACGATGCTAAAGTCTATTCGAGATTTGCTAGTTTATCTTGTGGACTCAAACAAGATTAGCTATTGCGAGGGTGACAAATATCCGCGTTTCGTCAAGGCTAGAGATATGGCTTACATGATTTGCGAAGACAGAAACGAGTTTAGAGCAATCATGAACGCCAAGTTTCTCTTAATTGACGATTTGGGTGCCGAGCCAACGGAGATAGTCGCTTACGGAATGCACTACAAGCCGTTTGACGAGCTGTTGGACTATCGTTACGAGCAGATGCTGCCCACGATTATCAGCTCAAACCTAACGGCCATTGACATCGGACAGAAGTACGATGACCCAAGAATTGTAGATAGAATGCACGAAATGTTTGATATTTTAAGTTTTGAGGAGGTATCGTTCAGATGAGTTTAGAGCAATCACCATATCAGAATCAGCCATTAGTGAATGACCCTAAGGCTGAGCAGTATGTTATCGGAAGTCTTCTTGTTGATCCTACCGCATACACACTAGTAAGCCAGTATCTAGATGAAGACTGTTTTTACGAACCAATGTGTAGGGATATATGGAAGGCTGTTGATAATATGGGAAAGCAAGGTATGCCGATAGATGTCATATCTGTTTCTGCCGAGCTCAGTAAGCAGAAGTCGAATGTAACAGCATTGGACTTGATGAACATTTCGGCACAGATTGCATCATCTGCACATGTAGAATATCATGCCATCAGATTGCAGGACCTTGGTAGAAGAAGAAAACTTTGGGTTGTCGGGCAGCAGCTTTCCAAGGTTGGATTGTCGGAAGAGATTCTGACCGCAGACGCCCACCAAGAGGCTATTGAGAGTATCGGAGGAGTATTTGAGAAAGCAGATGGAGTGTTCACGCTCAATGATGCAATGAATAGTCTAAACGAGATAATGGTTAAGAATGCCACCGTTGGAGGTGTCACGACAGGAACCAAGACCGGTATGGAGAGATTCGATGAAAAGGGAGGTCTGCAGAAGTCTGATTTGATTATCGTTGCCGGCGAAACTTCTCAGGGTAAGACGAGCCTCGCACTTTGCATGACAAGACACGCCATCGAGAACGGAGCAAAGGTTGCTTTCTACTCTATGGAAATGACGAAGGAGCAGCTTACGGCACGTCTGCTTTCTGCCAAGACGAACATCCCGGCCAATAATATCCTCTATTCGGGCAGTCTGGCGCCAAGCGAGATAAGGATGATTGATGATGCTAGAGGCAAGTTGCCCGGTGAGAATTTATTCTTTGATGACAAGAGCACGTCAAATATAGATTCTATTCTTCTTTCCATCCGAATGCTTAAGATGCAGAAGGACATAGACGGAGCCGTAGTTGATTACTTGCAGATTCTTAACGTAAACTCCAGGAGTACGAGTTTCAGCAGGGAGCAGGCTATGGGTGATGCCGCACGAAGATTCAAGAACCTTGCAAAGGAACTGAACATTTGGATCATCGCCCTAAGTCAGTTGTCTAGAGATAGCAACTGTCCCGAGCCGAACTTGAACCGACTGCGCGATAGTGGACAGATAGGAGAAGCTGCCGATGTTGTCATACTAGTATATCGAGCAGAGTATTACAACAGAGCGTACCCTGCCCCATTTGATAACAAGGACGATTATCCTACTGACGGAACGGCTATGATAGACGTTGCCAAGGGACGTAATATCGGAACATTCAAATTCTTTATGGGATTCAATAAGAACACGACAAATTTTTTCAAGACGAATTTAATCAACGAGGAAGTGCAGGTTCCTTTCGAGAAACCGGAAGAAACAGATGCACCATTCTGATAATCAGTCAGTTACAAAGTATTATAATTTAGTATTTTTAACTAAAATAATCGTTGGTATATTTGCATATATCAGAAAATTTTCGTACCTTTGCATATAGATAAAAGGTAGTAGTTTTGACTATTCAGAGCCTACCTTACAAGTTGAACCAATTAAAATTATAAAGATTATGAATACAAAAGTAAACTCGCTTAGCGAAAAGCAGAGAAAGTTGTGGGCAATAATTCGAGAAGCATTGAATTATGAAGACACGGATGAGGACTTCAACGAATTTAAGGATGAAGCTGAAGGTCTGCTTGCAGACGATGTGGAAGATTTCGATGCTACATACAACAGTATGAACGGCATAGATGCTTCTGATGTGCTATACCTCATTTACGCATAATAATCATTAATAATTCGAAGGCTATGGAAGAGTCTTTATCAGAGTACATGCTTCGCAGATTCTGTTCTGCTTATCCGTCAGTTCCAATTACGCTTTCAAAAGTCAAGGCTTATCTTGACACGGTTGATGATTGGAGAGAGTTAGATGATAGCCATTTGGCACTATTATACAATTTTAATCTTAAAAAATAGAAAGGGAATAATTATGAGAAATTCAAATTTCAATCTTATCAAGTCGTTAGGTTACATCGTGGTTCTTGCCAGTTTGGCACCATGCTCGGTTCCTCATGAGTATTGGAAGAGTACGAATGACGGTCTTCTGTACGGACACGTCGGAGACAGTGAGGAAGAGTACAAACTGCTGATGATGGAAGGCATTATGTAAAGGAGGAATGGTCATGAGTTTAATTGAAGAAATCAGAGCAGCTAGAGTTTCTCAACTCACAGAGGAACACAAGGAAAAGCTTCTTGCTTATATCAAGAAGTACTTGACGCAATATGATTACGCATTAATCGGTGGCGCAGCACACTTTTCGTATGATTGGGAAATTCCAGACCCAGATGGCAAGGATTGGTGGAGAGACTGTTATGCTCCATACAAACTCCATCCAGCTATTACGGATTGGCTGACCAGCCTTGGCTTTAAGTGCAGCCGCTATTATAACAGAGGAGGTGTTGACCAGGGAATATGTGTAAGAATATAAACAAGTGTTGTGGCAACTGTGCATTGTTCCTTCACGAGGACATTTATGGATATGGATCTTGTGATTTTTCCGAGAACCCTCATTGTGGGGACAATGCTTGCCAAGCGTATAAATTAAACGAGTTATGAAATACGTAGATTATAAAGCCAAGCAACAAAAGGAGTTCGACAAGCTTCCGATGAAAGCTGCCTTTGGAGACAAGCAGTTTGAGGAAATGATGGCTGAGTGGGGACTCTCAACCAGCGAGGAAGACTTAAAGAAGATTTCTTCCTTATGTGGTGGAGCCTATTGCCTAAAAGAGGATGAACATTTGTTCATCGAGTTTTCCGAGCGTTCAGTAAAGGAGGACGAGGAGTTCTATTCAAATGACGAGAATTTGAAGGATGCTCTCATCTATGAGTTTGGCAACCATGAATGCGGATATACATGGGAATTTGAGAATGGTATTATCGCATTGGGGTTCTCTATCAAAGAGTTTCTTTCGGACCAGCGCAAAGCTAAGGTATTCGTGGAGGCAAGAAAAGAGTATATAGACAAATTGGAGGGCTAGCTATGTTGGTAAAGGAAATGGTTCAGTACAAGAGAACTGCTGATATGGAAGAACTCTATCTTATGCTCAATAATGATTCAGTCGCCTACAATCTTTGGCATGATGCAGCTGATAAGTATGCCCTGAAAATGGTAAACGGTGAGGCAGTAATGATGGAGAATGTCGCCCATGTGATGATTGCAAGAGTCACCCAGTCTTGCGACAGATTGATCAACTGGCGCAGAAAGATGATTACAGATCCCTTAAACATTACTAAGGAGCAGAAAGAGATTGTCGCATGGCAGTGGTTCTACAATAGTATGATGGATTTATATACTTATTATAAAGGTAGGCAAAAGTAAGGTTTAACATAACGGGTAGTAAGGACACCCACTAGTTAGATACCTTATTCTTATCTGGCAGCCGGAAAGACGGCAGCCTACCTTCCAACAAAAATATACTATTATGAAGAATATTTATCATATACATCAGTCTTCCAATTCCTATTGGGATAGCCGTTGGACTGAGACAGATTATTATCTTTGCGACAGCGAGGATGAGTATCAGCAGAAATTAGCTGAATATACCGAGAAGCGTAAGCAAATCGAGAAGGAGTTCAAGGAGAACCCAACGGAACTTAGCAAGAGTCGCGCACTATTCTTGCAGCTCAGCAAGGAACAGAAGGTGCATGCCAGCGAATACTACTACGGTCATGAATGGTGCGGCAAGGAGTTCGATGCTTTCGGTTTCTGCTGGAGTGAGAGGTTGGAGAGAAGCACGCATTACAAGTACTTCTTGAAGCCGGGTTCCGTAACAAATGAAAGCGTAAGTTCTGCCGTTGGCAGATTTACAGGATATGGAAGTTAAACTTAATAAGATTGGAGGTGAAACATGTAGAATTAAGTAAACATCGTTAAACAAAACAATGGTCGGGATTAAATAACAAAAAACAATTTTGATATTCTTTATTTTGCGACAGCCCGGAAAGACGGCACCCGACCTTTAATTTTTAAAATAATATGGAAATAGAAGAATTAATAAAAATAGCAGAGTCTGATTCCTGGACTGTCACCGAGGAGGAATACACGAATGGGAAAGGATTGCTCTTCTCAAGACGTTCACCTGCAGGTCAAGACTTCTCGATATCAACCGGACCATTTGAAAGTGCGGAAGAATTGATCAACAGCATCCACCAGCGTTACGTAGAATTTGACGCTGATAGTGAAACATATTTATGGTTAGACAACGAGGGCCATGGAAAGAACGGAGCACCATATCGCATGAGGGATGTGCTGGAAGACATGGAAGCTTGCGAGAAGATGATTTACGACTTATTTATTTGTTATCGGGACGCTTATGAAAAGAAGTGAATTATTTATGGCTTGCGCCAATGAGTACAGTTACAGATGCAATTCAGATTGCGACAACTGTGAGCTATACCTTCGTTACTTAAAAGAAAAGGAGGATTGATTATGAAAGGGAAAGATATTATCGTAGTTAGCAGTTTTGGTGTACAAGCGTACTATCCTATTGGGCAGAAGCTTAGTATAAATGGGAGAACTTGCGTAGTAGCGAAAAGTGGAGATTGCGTTAATTGCGCTGTTTGTGTGCCTAACGTTCCGCTCCGCGATCAAGAAGTGACATGTGCGAACTTAGCTTGTACGGCTGGCGACAGAAAGGATAGAACTAGTGTTCATTTTAAAGAGATTTAATTATGAAGGTGCACTTGATTTATAAAGAAGATGCTTGGCACACAAAAGGGAGCGGAAAATTACTTAGAGTAGCCGATAGCCTTCAGAAATGCTACGCAACAGCCGAGGCCAACGGAGCTTCGGAAGAGCAACTTAAAGATTTGCGCAATATCGGGCAAAGTCAATGTAGTGGTAAAAGCTACGAGTTTAACATTGAAACATGGGAGGTAACATAATATGAAATACGATGTTTGCATTCAAGAAACTTTGAGTAAGACAATAACCGTAGAGGCAGAATCAAATACGGATGCTTGCTCCATGATTAGAGAAAAGGTTAAGAATGGTGAGATTGTCCTTTCTGCCGACGATTACACCGGTTGTAGAATTATAACGGCACAGAAAGCGTATGGAAGTGAAGACAACGAAGACTGAGTTCAGAGAATTGCTTAGTGTTTTGGAGAAAGCAGCTGCTTTTATTAATGAAAAAGCCACAAGGTCTAGAGACTTAGATTTGGCTAGAAGATTAATAAGGGCAAAGAGCTTGCTGGCGAAAAGAAATGGCAGTCTTCAAGGAGAAAGCGGCGATAGTCATTAATGGCATCGTGTATGTAGCGGAACCAATGGATGATTGCGAGGATTGTGCATTTTGTACGGGCTTGGCACAATGTAGCGTAGATTTCATTTGCATCTCTATGAGAGAAGCATTCCGTAAGGGTTTTAGAGACAAGCCTATAGGTTTCAAAAAATGGAAAGGTTATGAAAGGATCAGAAACATTCAAGAAGGTAATCAAGGCATATCTTGACAAGCGTGCTGCAGAGGATGAATTGTTCGCAAAGGATTACGCCAAGCCTGGCAAGAATATCGATGATTGCTGCGACTTTATTATCTCAGAGGTCAAGAAATCCGGAAGACAGGGGTTTGACGATGATGAGATTTATGGAATTGCAATTCACTATTATAATGAAGAAGAAGTTTCATTCACTAAGAATCAGAATTGCACCATTGTTACAAATCTCTCAGACCAGACTAAGGAGAATCTGGAGAAGAAGGCAGAGGAGGAGTTCAAGCAAGCCAAGATTATGGAGCTCAAAAAGAAGGAGTCCGCAGAGAAGGAACGCTTGAAGAAGAAAGCCGAGGCTCAGAGAAAGAAAGACGCTGAGATTGGTCAGTTGAGTTTGTTTGATTTTTAAATATGTGAGTTATGAAGCCAAGAAATAAGACAGAACGTGAAGTTGTAAAACTCTCGGACAGAATTCCGGAGTTATCAGACAAGCAACGTGAGTGGGCCATCAAGACTTGCATCTCTGAAGATGATGCCTACAAGTATGGTGACAGATTTTCAAGAGGGTGTTTCTATTTAGTATGCACATTCAAGGGATGGCAGGTCCTCAGATACTTTCAAGTAAGAGCGAAGTTCCGGTTCCACAAGATGATTAAGGAGAAGATTTACTTCAAGGAGTGTATGCAGCAATGGCTGAAAGAAGGGAAATATGTCTTTCTTGCCAAACAGAGAACTAGCGGATACATGGTAGATTCTTTTTCTACTTTCGGAAAACTGGAAGTTAAAACGCATACTGTATGGAGCTGTCTGGGCGACCCTCGCGATATCGGATTTGATGGAGTGTACTACGCTTCAGTCCAAGACAAGTATAAGTATGCTCTCAGAGATTTCGAGAAAAAGATTTCATGTGACGATATCTTCCGTTCCGTTAATGCTAACACATACAATGAAACTCTCATGAGACGTGATGTTGATATGTGGAAAATGTGCAAGTACCATGAAGCCGTCTTTGATAGAGACAAGATGTCAGCCGTTAAGATTGCCGTCAGACACGGAAAGGCTGCTTATATCTATGATAGCCTATGGTGGGATATGCTCGATAGCATCATGTATCTCAAGAAAGATGTACGTAACCCTTCTGTCGTTTGCCCGGAGAATCTTCGTGAGGCACACGACAAGTGGCTTAAATCCGCTGACAATAAGAAAAGAAAGGTGGCAGATAGAATGGAGAAATTGCGTCTGATTGCAGATGAGAAGAGAGAGCTTGCATATTTGGAGCGTGTCGCTAAAGCCGAAGAGGAGAATAAGAAGAAGGCAGAAGCACTGGCTAATGTATATATTGCCAGAAGAAAGCAGTTCTTTGACATAGACATAAAGGATGGTGTCATAGACATACAGGTTCTTAAATCCGTCCAGGAGTTCTTCGAAGAGGGCAAGGAAATGGGGCACTGCGTATTCAGAAACGGCTATTATGATGTGAACAGAAAGCCGAACTGCCTCATACTTTCTGCCAAGGTAAACGGGCAGCGTATGGAGACAATCGAGGTAAACTTAGCTAATGTTACCGTTGTTCAATGCCAGGGCCATGGGAACATCAATTCCGCTTTTCACGATGCCATTCTGAAGCTTATCAAAGACAATCTGTGGCAGATAGAATCTAGGCTTCCGAACAGAGCTAGTAGAACGGCGTAATTTTTTAGTATTTTTGGCTAAAATTTTCGTTTGATATATTTGCATATATCGAGATTTTTTTGTACCTTTGCGTATGAGAAGAGCCTATTTTGCGGTGTTTTTGACTATTCAAGCCGCATATATGCACAATTTTATGTTAAAATATGGTTAATTTTAGATTTTAAGTATTTAATCATTAAATATTTTATTAAATTTGCAGCGATGGAATACGATTACAGTAAGCTCAGAGAGTTCATCAAGCGTTGTAAGTGGCAATGGGCCACTTCAATGATAGACGTTCCTCATGAGTACATTCACAGAGACAAGTGCGCATTGACAAACGACGAGTTCTATTACTTCGTCAGCGCACAGCGAGACAATGGAGTCCATGAAAGATGGGGGAAGTATAATTTCCCTTACCTTTACATTGACGGTTATAAGTATTGGACGATGGGTGACCCATTCGAGACTACTTGGATTTTGAACAGACAGAAGGTTTTCAACGAGTTCGACTTCCTCGAGTGGCCAATACCTCGAATCTATTCGAATCAGGAAATGGACGTGATGGCAAAATCCATCATGTTCACGTTCAAGGACAGAAAATTTTTCGAGGCAGGCATCGGAAACGGAGACTTCGTCGCCTATACCAAGATTAAGCCGGAAATGTATTATGGTGTTGACCCAAGCAAGAAAGCTATCAAGCAGTTCAGAGAGAAGGCTATAGGCTTCTACCGCAGATGTTCCACAATTTCGTTTGAGGAGGCGATAAAGAAATGGATGTCAGCAGACAGCGTAGTGGTAGCACTTTTCGGTACAGCTTCCTACTTCATGCCTCAGTATCTTCGCAAGCTGGGCGAGAGCGGTCTGGATTATTGCCTCATGTTTTACAAGGATGATTACACCCCTGCAGAGTTCGAGGAAATGCACCATTTCACCTACGACAGAATGCAGCTGAAATCGATGTTCCCGAATTGTAACATATACAATCACAAGAATTTCGTAACCATTTCAAGTAAAAAGATCACCTGGCAACAGGCAACAGTAGAAAATGAATTATTCCCAGTATGATAAAATAGCAAGCAAGTACGATACTTTGTTTCGTGATGAAATGAGTCTCGTTGAGAACCGTGAGGTGGGGCAAATGCTCCCACCTCTCAGCGGTTCAATTCTAGACATCGGATGTGGTACTGGCTTGCTTACAGAGATTGCAGAAATCGACCCACAGGAATACCTGGGCGTTGACCCTAGTAAAGGAATGTTGGAGCAGTTCACTAACAAATACCCAGCCTATAAGGATAGGGTTGTATGTGAACCTTTCGACGGGAAAAGCTTAGATTGCAGGAATTTCGACAACATCGTAGCATTGTTTGGCTCCCCATCTTATCTTTCCCGTTATGCTGTTCTGGCAATATCGCAGTGTAAAGCTCGCAAGTTTTTGATGTTCTACAAGGAGAAGTATCATCCGGTCACTTACGAGAAGTGTGATGTAGAGTTCAGGCATTTCTTTTATTCTAAGAAAGTCTTGTGCAGTCTTTTTGGAGAAGAAAACGTATCAGAGTATCACAATTATTTAATAGTAAATTGCGTATGACATCACAGAAAGGTTTGCGTTATGATGGCAGTATTGATAAATACCCCATCACAGAAGGCGAGATTTACAGTTTAGGCAATGGTAGCAAGATTACCATTGCCGATATTACTTTGGGGCTTCCGGAGTTTTCGAAGAATGCCGATTGCGTATTCATCGACCCGGCAGGAAGTAAAGGCGTCCTCAAAGCGTATTATACTAAGGCGGAGAAGCAATGTCCGGTTGATAATTTTGACGAGTTCGTTGCCCACATCAAGAGGTGCATCGAGCAGATTAACCCGGACAGACTATTCGTCGAGTGCTTCTATCGAAATAAGAAACAGTTGGTTCCTATGGTAGAATCATTGTTCCCTCATGTAAAAATCTACGAGAACACCTATTATCATAAGCCAGATTGCAAGTGCTGGATTATCCAAGGCACCAAGAAGGCAGAAGACTGGGGACTCCAGGGAATGGATGAATGGGATGCGGTGTTCAAGATTTGTAAGGATGTTCCGTTCAGCTCTATCACAGACTTCTTCATGGGTCAAGGACTTGTTGCCCAAGCAGCCTATGCCGCAGGTAAGGTTTTCTATGGTAGCGATATGAACAGAAACCGTTTGGCAGTAGCCATAAGCAAGGTAGCCAAGCGAGGTGGAGAATGGACAGTAACTAAATAATTACGCATATGATTAAACTCTCTCAGATTATCATCCTCAACGTTCCGAAGCGAGAACGTGAGGGCAAATACCTTAAGAAGTTGATAGAGACCAGCACGAAGCCTTATGGTATTCCTGTCAGTATCTCTATGGACCGAGGTAAGGGTCTTTGGGACAATTATTCCCAAGCGTTGACGCAAGAGGTAGCAGAAGGAACCCATCGAATGGTTATCCACGATGACATTACCTTTGACCGCAACATTCTTGCCAAGATTTTACATATTCTCTCTTTTGCTCCCGAAAACAACGTTATCAGTTTCTACAATCCAACAAATGGTGACTATACTGATTGTTACGCAAAGGGCAAGCACGTTATTTCTACAAAGACTAATTTCTGGCTGCAGGCTAGTGTATATCCAAATGACCTGGCCAAGGACTTTGTTGAAACTTCAAACAAGATGACGGATGATCAGACACGTTATGATGATTCGCGCCTTAAGGCATACCTTCAAGCAAAGGGTATCGACCTTTACGCTATCGTTCCCGGTCTGGTTCAGCATTTCGGTGCATACAGAAGCACGTTCAACAATCCTGGCGCCGTAGGTGGCATTCCTAGGAACAGCAAGACCTACGACAACCAGTTTGATGTAGAATCTGTAGATTGGGAGAGTGAGTTCAAGAATCCTTATTTGGCTAAGTCAAGCAAGGATTGGGTTAAGGAAATCGTAAACAAGGAATTTCTCGATGAATACAAAAAACTCTAAGGAAAATCTAGCCTTGAAATTGGCGAAGGACAATATCGAGGTTGAGCAGGTGAAGCCGCTGCACATTGAATACGTTAAGGTTGATGACATTTATCCGAATGACTATAACCCTAATACGCATGATGCAGACAGCTTCGACCTTCTCATCAAATCGTTACTCTATTTCGGATTTACTCAGCCTATCGTTGTTAACCGCTCGACGATGCAGATTGTGGACGGAGAGAACAGATACCGCGCCGCCTGCGTCATCGGATATGAGATGGTTCCTGTATGCTTTGTTGATTTCGACGAAGAGAAGTTGAGATATGCAACAATCATGCACAATGCCGCTCGCGGCCACAACAATAATGAAATGATGGGCAGGCTTAAGGATTACCTTGACACCCATTTCAGTAATTCCAGCGACAAGGTATTATTAAACAATAGAAATAAGAAATGATATTTTACAGTGACAAAAACGTTTATGAGGCAGCTCTTGAAAGATTCAGATATATCTTTCGGGAGTTTTATGGTAAGCGTAAGATTGTCGTGACGATGTCGGGAGGAAAGGACTCTACCGTGGTTCTCAACCTTGCGCACGAGGTTATGAAGGAGATGGGAATTGAAAAGATTCCTGTCCTCTTCCTAGACCAAGAGGCAGAGACTCCAATGACTATCGAGTATATACGATACATCATGCACTTGCCGTGGGTTGAGCCGTATTGGATTCAGTCATACTTCCAGGAATGGAATGCCTCAAAGGGAGAATGGTTCAATGTATGGGGGCCTGGAGAAAAATGGATTCGTGAGAAGGAACCAGATTCTTATGGAGATTTGGAAATTCCACACAATCAGTATTTCTCCAAGACCCTTGATCAGGTACACAGAATGCTCTTTGGCAAAGACTACCTAACTTTGGGCGGTGTTCGCATCGAGGAGTCGCCGGCACGTTTATCGGGTCTTACTAGAGGTGAGTGCCTTCCAGGTATTACGTGGGGAGGTGGTGGCGGATATTATAAAGACGGCACACCGAGAAGTCTGGTGCTCTACCCTATTTGGGATTGGAAGGTTCATGATGTATGGTATTACATCTTCAGCAACAAGCTTCCGTACTGTAAGCTCTATAACTATCAGTTCACGCAGAAGCCACTCAGAGCGTGCCGAGTAAGTTCCCTCATCCATGAGCAGGCTATCCACGACTTAGGTTTCATTAAGGAAGTGGATCCATGGTTCTACGACAAGTTGGTACGAAGAGTTGCAAACGTCAATACGTCTGTACACGTCTTTAACGAAATAGCAACATACTGCTACAACTTGCCGCCTTATTTCAAGGATTGGGATGAATACGTTGATTATCTCGCAGACAATCTTTGTGAAGACAAGAAGAATGCGGAGACTATCAAGAAAGGCTACCGTTCTGCCAAGAAGAGGAATGTAGCTAAAGCCGGTCATTGCCAGGAGTGTATTGATTATGTAATACATCAGATTGGCTATACAAGTGCCGTCTGCGTCATTGCGGAAGATTTCGGCATGAAGCGCATTCAGAGTGTAGAGCGTTCTTTGCGTCAGTATTTGAGCGACAATTATGTTAAAATAGAAAAAGCTAATAAGGAATATGAATCTTCAAGAGAACATCAAGAAGGAGTTTGATGCTGTCAAGGATAAGGTGCAGTTTTTGAACGACCTCAGAAAGTATATCAGTTCCTTATCTCCGGAGAAAGTCAACCCTGTAGATTGCGTGCTTTGGGTTGACAAGGATATGGTTGTAGCCAACAACTACAACCCTAACCATGTGGCAGATAAGGAAATGCGTCTTCTCTATACATCCGTGAGGGAAGACGGTTACACAATGCCTATCGTTACCATTTGGGACGAGAAGCTGCAGAAGTATGTAATCATCGACGGTTTCCACAGAAACCTCGTTATTCGCAAGTTTGCGGACATCAATGAGCGATGTGGCGGAAAGCTGCCGATTGTAGTCCTAGACAAGGACATTGACCAGCGTATGGCATCAACCGTAAGACACAATCGTGCCCGTGGAAGTCACTCTGTCGATGGAATGGTAAACATCGTTTTCAATATGCTCAGAGATGGTGTGTCTGAGCGTGAGATTTGCGAAAAGGTAGGTCTGGAGCAGAAAGAGCTTGTAAAGCTTAAGTTTGTTACCGGTTTCGCCAAGATTTTCAAGAACTATAAATATAATGCGGCTATCGAAAAGGTTGTCGACGAGAGACGCGTAGCAAGAGAGACAGCCAAGAAAAAGGAGGATAAGAAATGAAAGTAAAGGTAGTTAAACTCAGTGAAATCTTTCCTTACTATGACAACCCTCGTGACAATACGAATGCGGTTGAGCCTACGAAGGAGAGTATCAAGCGTTTTGGATACGTTAAGCCTATCCTCGTTGATAAGGCAGGTGTAATCATTGCCGGTCACACAAGATACGTGGCAGCTTACCAGTTGGGCATGGAGTTCGTTCCTGTCGTTTACTCGGATATGGACGACGAAATGGCAAAGAAGTACCGCATCCTCGATAACAAGCTGGCAGAGAAATCTTCCTTTGATGAAGACCAGCTTTTGGAGGAATTGCGCAACATGGAGGTTCCTACCGATATGCAGGCATTCTTCTTTGAGGACATCAATCAAATGCTCAACTTCTCTCTCGACAGCATCAACCAGCAGGCAGAAGAGTATGGTGGCTTCCAGGATGACTATTCTCAGGTTGATGATGAGAACTTCGAGGCTCCATCAAATGAAGAGGCTGGCGAAAGCGAGGAAGCTTCTTCGGATGAGGAGGAAGACCCTGCCAAGGATTTGTTCGTTCTCAAAGAGCGCGAGGACGGTTCACATTATATGAAGGTCGTTTGCCCATATTGCGGAAATATGGAAACAATAGAAATTGAGGATTAACAGGTATGGAAGAGATTAAGATTAATGACAAGGTAATTGAGTTACCTATTGACAGTATCGTGCCTCATGACGGTTCGCACAAGACCGACGAGACGGCAGTACAGGCAATCATGCAGTCCATCAAGGATTTCGGCATCACTCAGCCTATTTCCGTTGACAAGAACAACGTAATTGTAACCGGAAACGGTGTGTTTAAGGCAGCTAAGGCATTGGGAATGGATAAGGTTCCCTGCATTCGTCTTGACTATCTGACTGATGAGCAGATTAAGCAGTATAGAATCGCTGATGACAAGACGTCCGAGTTCGCCACTTGGAACGAGAAGAAGCTTCGCAAGGAGCTCTCCTATCTCGGTGATCCTAACAGCATTCAGTTTGCTTTTGATGAGAGCATTGCCGGTATGCTTGGACTCAACGCTAAGCCAAAGGAACAGAAGCCTGCGGCCGCACCTTCCAAGGCTGAGACTAACCATACGGCTAAGAAGGTCGTAACGGAAGCCCAGAAGGACCAGAAGTTCAAGGAGGAAATGAAGGGCGTTGAGGAGAATATCCAGGTCAAGCCTTCAGAGTATTATGAGTATAATTGTTCCGCTTGCGGTAAACTAGTAAAAGTTAAGAAGCCATGACAGATGAATCATCACAGCCGAAAGTAAAGTCTTTCGTACATAGAATCCCCAATCCTGTTGGAAGACCATACAAGATTAAGTCTTCTCAGGAATTATGGGATAAGTTTGTAGCTTACTGTGATGATGTTGAAAATGACCCTTGGCAGCAAAAGACTGGTAGCAACTCCATTGCAGGCGGCAGCGGCAAATCCACAAATTCCATGAGACAAGAGGTAAGGGTTTTCAGAAGAGCCTATACCCTTGTCGGATTTTGTGCTTTCTGTGGCATTGTTCAGAAATGGGCGGATTTCAAGAGAGGTAATCTTAAGAGACCAGGCTTTGAGCAGGTGATAACACAGATTGAGAATGTCGTGATGGCCCAGCAGATTGATGGTGCCATGCTTCATCAGTTTGATTCCAGCATTGTTGCAAGGCTCAACGGATTGGCAGATAAGCATATTCAAGAAGTAACCGGCAAGGATGGTGAGGACTTCAAGTTCCCTAAGCTGTCCTTGGATGATATTAAAGAATTACAGAAGATAAATGGACTTTGAGAAACAACGTTTTCTTCATAAGCAGTTAGTGGCATCGTCCCTGCTGCAATTCACTACTAAGATGTTCGCCTATACTGCTCGACGTGAGTATGTAATAGGCGAACATCACAGGATTATATGTGATGCGCTCATGGATGTGATAAGGGGAAAGACTAACAAGCTGATTATCAATATCAGCCCTCGTTACGGAAAGACTCTCTTGTGTTCACAGATGTTTATCGCATATGGTCTTGCGCTGAACCCTGCTTCAAAGTTTCTTCATATATCTTATTCCGGAAGTCTCGTCCAGGACAATTCAATGGCAGTCAAGGACACGATAACTTCCACATATTTTCAAACACTATTTCCGAATGTCAAAATCAGAAAGAACGATAACACAAGATCAAAATGGAGCACAACGGCAGGTGGTGGTGAGTATGCTACATCTACCTTGGGTCAGATCACAGGTTTTGGTGCAGGTCAGCCAGACTGGACCGAAGAAGATATAAAGAACATGGATAAGTTTATGGCTACGTTCAACCCCGGTCATTTTTCGGGAGCCATAGTTATCGATGACCCTTTACGACCGGACGATGCTTTGTCCGATAACGTCAGAGAGTCTATCAACAGACGTTTCGAGACAACCATCCGTAACCGTGTAAACTCACGTCATACGCCAATTATCATCGTCATGCAGAGGTTGCACGAGCACGACTTGTGTGGTTATCTGCAAGAGATTGAGCCGAATGAGTGGAAAGTTGTCTCCCTCCCGGTAATACAGACAGACGAGGACGGAAAGGAGCGAGCTTTGTGGCCGTGGAAACATACGTTGGAGGAGCTGTATAAAATCAAGCATGCCAGCGAGTTTGTATTCGAGACACAGTACATGCAGAACCCTACCCCTATGGAAGGTCTTATGTACCATGCCTTCAGAACATACGATGAGCTGCCGGACAGAAGGTATGCAAGAATGATTGGCAACTACACCGACTCGGCAGATACCGGTTTCGACTTCCTTTGCTCTATATGCTTCGATGCGCACGATGATGGCTACTATGTTACCGATGTTCTATACACCAAGCGGCCGATGGAATACACGGAACCAGCGCAAGCCAATATGGTTAAGCGCAATCAGACAGACGTGTGTTTCGTTGAAAGTAACAACGGTGGCCGCTCTTATGCCCGAAATGTCGAGCGCATAACAAGGGAACACGGAAACAGAATCACCCAGTTCGTAACGTTCACGCAATCGAAGAACAAACAGATTAGAATCTTCACTCGCTCCAGCGAGGTAAACAATAAACTAGTCTTCCCTTCTAATTGGGAACAGTTGTGGCCGGAGTTCGCCCACGATATGAAATCCTACAGAAAGGAAGGATATAACGCCCACGATGATGCACCGGACGCTTGTACGGGCATCATAGAGAAGTGCGAGGAGTGGCTTAACAATGCTACCGATGCACAGCTCAGACGTGGCGGTTTCTTGTAATTTCTTTTTTTACTATGTTAACTAGGCGTTTGCTCGTGAGAGTAGGCGCCTTAACTATTTAGAAATCAGCGTATTAAAATTTAGTATTTTTAACTAAAATAATCCTTGGTATATTTGCATATACCAGAAAATTTTCGTACCTTTGCATATAGATAAAAGGTAGTACTTTTGGATAAACAGGAGCTACCTTATAAGTTGAACCAATTAAAAAATAAAGATTATGGGTACTTTGTTAGTTACATTCTACAAGGAAGTGTTTCACGGTATGGATGACAATACCTTAGAAAAGGTTGAGTTCGAACATAAGAAGGACGTGAGCAAGAGTGATTATGAGAACATGACAGACGCTTACGACATTGCGGTAAGCAGAGGACACAACCCTAATAAGAACATTTCAATAAAGGAGGTTTAGTTATGAAACAGTTACTTGAAAAAGAGAATGTAAAGTATGGAAGAGTTTACATTTCTAAGTTTGCTCTCATCTATTCATTCAAGAAGAATGGTGAGAGATACGCAAAACCTACAGAGTATTTGGCTTTCGGAAACGAAAAGTCACAGGATGATGTTCTTGCTCGCTTGCAGAAGAACAATCCTACACAGAAGTTTGAAATCGCTTAATATAGGAGGAACTGTTATGAGTGGTCTTTTTGAAACAAAATTTCTTAAATACAAGAAGCACATTATCCAGGTTTTTGAGGATATGTTCGGTCAGAGATACGTCTATATCGACGGCAAGACACAGACTTATTCTATTAACAATGCAAAGAGAATGATTAGCCTATGTTGTCAACAGTAATATTCACGGATGGCGCCCAGAAGAATGTGGAGCCATCCAACGGAACGGATTTCTCATTGGAGGAGTTGAGAGGATTTGTTGGTGGACACATCGAGTTGGTCCGACTCAGCAAGTCGCAGGTGATGGTTGTTAATGAGGAAGGCAAGGTTTACGACCTTCCTCAGAACGAGAACGCCACGATGCTTGTGAATATTGCAGGTATCAGAGACGTTATAGTAGGTAATGTATTAGTTTGTGACATCAATAAAATCAAGTAATATGGATAAGAATGATTTGATGAAGTACCTTGTAGAAGAGGCAGAGTGTAGTGAGAGTGAAGTAGCTGAAATGACTAACACGGAGTTGCTGGATCATTGGCTGCAGTACAACGGGATTTGCGGTTTCACAGAGGACATCAAGGATGTTATTGAAGCTGCTTTTGATGTAGATTTGGAGGACTAGCCATGTACAAAGAGAATATAGGAACTGACAGATATGGGCGCACGATGCGCCTATATCACTCCTGCAACACGGTCTATTGCGACCACGTCAAGAACGATAAGGTTGTCAGGACAAATCAAATTAAGGTAGATAACGACATCATCTTAATGTTCAGTGCTTCGCATACGAGCGGAGCCTACATTTACGATGAGATTCATAGAAGATACGGGAAATGGCTATGAAAAAGATTATCACCATTGAAGTAGAAAGCTCTAGTGTAGAGTGCTATAGTAGCTTCTATACGGACCTGGAGTCTTTCGTCACGCACAGAGTGAATGGTACTCCATTGAGAATTAAAATTACCTCAGATATTAAGTAGCGTATGAAACCAATGTTAGCAACAAGATATTATCCGTCACAGACGAAGTTTCCTTGCTTCACCCAGCCTAAGTACGATGGAGTTCGTTGCATCCTTCATGAGGGAGAAGACGGTGAGGTACACCTCACATCGAGAGGCGGTAAGGAATATGATGTTCCTCAGATTAAGGCTTGGGGAGAGAAACACCTCGGTATGCTTCCTTTGGATGGGGAGATATACAACCACCAGGAATTGACCTTCCAGCAGATATGTTCTGCCGTCAAGTGCCGTTCTGATATGACCGACAAGCTACGTATGGTTATCTACGATGCACAGATTCCGGGAAGCTTTTCTGCCAGATGGAAAGTTCTGCAGGAGGAGTTTGCTTCCATTGATCCAAATGGACCGGTGTACCTTACGCAGACTTTTGTTGCTCATTCAGAGAAGGACATCAAGCGATGGCACAAGATATTCGTTTCCACCGGTTACGAGGGTGCCATTATCAGAAATGCAGATGGAACCTATACCGAGGGCAGAAGCAATGACCTTATGAAGCTGAAATCGTTCGACACGACGGAGTTCAAGGTGGTCGATGTTTTGGAAGCGGAGGGCAATGATGCAGGTACCGCTATATTCAAACTGAAGTGTGGAGAGTACGAGTTCTGTGCCCGCCCGGTAGGTTCAAGGTCACTCAGAGCTCAATACTTAGCCGACAAGGAAGAGTTGATAGGTATGGCGGCGACCGTTCAGCATCAAGGGTATTCTGACGCTGGAGTGCCGAGATTCCCGGTATTGTTGAACATTAGGGATTACGAGTAATGGCAGCATTAAATATTAACGAGTATTACGGCTGCTTCTCTTGCGAGGCTGCTGACGAGCACGGAAATGGTTGCAGGCACGGTCTGCTGTTCCCGGTACTGCTTGCGATGGGAAACAAGAGAAGCTGCCCAAACTATAAATTCAAGAAGAAATAACTATGGAAGTAAAGGTTAAGATTAAGAGAAATTATGATCCAAAGTCAACTCTTGCGGTTCTCATTAACTATAAGAGAGGGCTGCAGAGATTGGTAAAATTCATATACCCGGATGATTGGGATATTGACAAGCTCGATTTGTACATCAATTCACACAGTGAGTTCAATGTAAGAAATGTGCGTTTTTCAGAGGACATCAGTATGATGCGTATGAAAGATAATCTGGAGGAGATTAAGAAGCTGGGATATCGCGTCATTAGCTTGACACAGATGTATGGGTACATCTTAAGAAAGGATGGTAAGTTCCTGTCGTACAGCCTTGCTAGATACTCCTATGAGGGAGGCATCAACTTTACCTATAATTACAAGCCGTCGAGAAGCCAGGGAATGGGTTCCGTTCAGGGATACCATGAGTTCGGATATCACGAGTTCTCCAATGAAATGATTGACAAGATGATGGACCACCCGAAGCTTTACGGTAAGGTCGAGCACTACAAAGACTTCAACGAGTACCGCCAGCTGAATGCAGGGCGAGAAAAGTCACTCAAAAAAATAATCTGATTTTTTTTTGGTTCAACACAATAAAGTACCATATGATGCGTTATTAATCTAATAGACGGATTATTAACTAAAGCTTAGCTACCGGCATGACGGGCGCATCATATGGGAAATAGAAAATTTGTTCCACAGGTAGGGAACCATCTTGTAACTATCTCGAACATTTTAGCTGTTGTTTCATTTATAGCCATAATTGGTTCAATTATAATTTGGATAAACGCCTTGAATACTTCTGGCGGTTATGGATATGAAAGTTCAAGTATTAGTAGCGTACAGGCATTTGGCTACGTTATTGACTCATTGCTTTGCCTGGTAGGTTCTTTTGTACTCAGAGGATTCTCGTTTATCGTGAAAGCAGCTGTACGCTATCTTGATGAGAAAGGTGAGTTTGATGAAAAGTAGAATGTAATTGCTATGTCATCAAAGCTTATAGTAGATCAAAAGAACGTAAAGTATCTTTTTCAAGATAAAAAAGCTACGTTCTTGATTCCTGATTATCAGCGTCCGTATGCTTGGGGAGAAGACGAATGTAAGGTCTTATGGGAAGACTTATTTTCCTTTTCATTCCCGAATAACAACTGCGACAGCTTCGATTCTTCAGAGAGTTACTTTCTCGGTCCTATAGTAACATTCCGTAATGACGAAGGGAAACTTGAAATCATTGACGGTCAGCAGCGTCTTACGACCTTGCTTCTCTTACTGCGAGCTTTCTACAATCGCCTGGAGCACATGAAAGACAATCGTTCAATCAAGATGCGAGAGGATATAGAAAAGTGCATTTGGAGAGCAAACGAGTTCGGAGAATATGATCCAAACGACTTGAAGATAAATTCGGAGGTTGCAACTGATAACGACAAGGAAGAGTTTATGGATATACTCCGGAAAGGAACATCAGAAGGAAAAAGTCGGTATGCTACCAACTTCAGATACTTTCAAGACAAGATAGGAAAATTCATTGAAGAATACCCTTCTTTCTTTGCATTATATCCAGCTCGCATTCTCAATAACTGTGTGCTACTTCCAATAGAGGCAGAATCGCAAGATACTGCTCTTAGGATATTCTCGACGCTTAATGATAGAGGTAAGCCATTGTCTGACTCAGACATCTTCAAGGCACAGCTCTATAAGTTCTACTCATCCATCGGAAAGAAGGAAGAGTTTATCACTACATGGAAAGAGCTTGACGAACTTGTTACAAAAATATTCCACCCATATCGTGGAACACCTTTGGATGAGTTGTTTACACGCTATATGTACTACGAGAGGGCTTTGCTGACTAATCGTAGTTCTATGACAGAAGGACTTCGCAAGTTCTATGAGAAAGATGGATATGTTCTACTTCGACGAGAGCAGACTTTAGAGAATCTTGTCTTGCTAGCTGACTTCTGGAAAGATGTATATTCTCAGAATGAAGACCGTTTTTCCGTGGATGTACTAAAGCGCTTGTTTATATTGAATTATGCGCCTAACAGCTTATGGACTTATATTGTATCGGTATATTTCATGCACTATAAGAATGCTGAGAATATGCTAGACAACGAGAAGTTCTATCTGTTCTTGAATCGTTTGATAGGCTTTATCTGGGCATACGCTATCAGCAACCCAGGAATAACAGCCTTGCGAGCACCGGTCTTTAACGAAATGGTGAATATCATAGAGAACAAAGAGATAGCTTTCGAGAACTATCTATTCCAAGAGGAATTGTTCCGTTCGCAATTCAACAACTTCAGTTTTTCAAACACTCGTGCGATTACGAAGTCGATGATTGTGTGGTGGGCATTCACTTTCGATAGCCAGGAATTGCTTCCTCTTGACGCAACATATGATATTGAGCACATCTTCCCAAGGAACAGACAAGTCAAGGAAGGTGGATTGTCGAGTGACGAGGTTCTTGAAATGTTGGGAAACAAATCGGTATTGGAGCGAAGAGTTAATATCCGGGCATCCGATTACAGATTTGCTGACAAGATTAAGTATTATAATGGTGAGTTCAAATCCACAGGCGAGAGGATTGGAACTAAGATACACGAATTACGAATGCTGTCACAGACGTTGACAGATTTTACAGAAACGGATATTAGAGAGCGCACGTCAAGAATGCTTGATGAGTTTATCGCTTATCTCAAATCTAACTCCCTGATTTCCAATAAATTAAATTCGTAATTTAGGTTAAAAGATTTGGTAATCTGACAAAATTTTCGTACCTTTGCATATAGGATAAAGGTAGTAATTTTGTCTAAGAGCCTGCTAAATAGGGCAACTGCAATGTTACGACCTGCCGAAGCTGGGACGCTAGCAGAGGTGATTCTGAGGGCGTAATGAGCGGCTGCCCTTCTTTATTAAATGAGCTCGATGGTTGCTTAAACAGAATCTTATGGCAACAAACGCAGACATGAGCTTGAAAGAGTTCGCAAAGGAAATGCTGGTCGAAGTCAAAAAGGACCAGGAGTGGTTAACAAGACAGAAGGAAATCACCGGTGATCTCCAGGAGAGAATCGATGAGTGCTTCAAGAGAGTGCAGAAGTGCGACATGACAAAGGGCGTTTACTCCACTACGCAGATGGCGAAGGAGTTGGGCATGAGCAGCGCACAGAAGTTGTACGAAGAGCTGAAGGAGGTTGGCCTTGCGTTCAACCAGGGTTATGAGTGGATGCTGACAAGTCCCTACTCCACCTATCAGCTTACCGAGGTAACAACCCACATCATCAAGGGAAAGTACGTAAGAAGACCTCTTTGGACGGAGCGAGGCAGACGCTGGCTTCTCGCATTGAAGGAGAAGAACATCATCTGCAACCTCCCGAAGCCGAGAGTGCCGAAGGCTGTTGAGAAGTGTATTGCTTCTCAGTCCGGTGAGAAGAAGGAAGAGGTCAAGGTCGAGACGCCAACACCGCTGATGAAGAAAGCCGAGACGCTTAAGGATGAAATCAACTGCCTTTTGAGTCTCATTACAGAGGTTGGAAAGGGAGAAGCGATGCTACTTATGGGAGACATCATGACTATCTCCACCACCATCAGTGAGCACGTGAGCACATTAGCTTTTGATGCTTATAAGACATTAAATGCACCAACGAGGACTTCAACCAATTAAAATTCGAAAAAGATTTGGATTTTCCAAAATAAAATATTACCTTTGCAGCGGTAAAGGAGAAAAGATAAACTGGGATTGGATATACCTCTCACACGTCGGTCTTCGGATGCAGACTTCGGGAGGGTTTCCAATCCCTTGCTTTTTTAGTTTAGTAATCTCATAGTATAAAGCATATTTTCACTTGTAAGTTTAGCCTTACATTCTATTCGTTTTCCTTGATAAGTAGCATAGAATACTTTGAACTGAAAATCATGATGGTTACCTTCCTCAATCCTGTCAAATGTTGCTGTAGGAAACCATTCGTTTACATCGGCTGCAACTTGTATTGTTTCGCTAAGTCTTCTATTTCTAATATTCTTTGCCATCGTTTCAGAAAAGAAATTTCGTCCTACCACAAATTCCTCATTATTATTATTGAGATAAAGTCTTCTAGCCGTTTGACCGTCTGGTAGCTCTACCTCTCTAAATTTTGTTTGCATTGTCTCATTAATGAATTCTCGAAGTCTTGCCCTCACCTCTGGTGAGTTCTGTGCAGCTATTTGAACTTGCCTTTGTGACCTTTCAGAGCGAGCGTATTGGGTGATATAGGATGATTGCTTCACCTTATCTTTATTATCATTTACCCAATTTGTGAAGTTCTTAGGCATAGCATTGCTTGGTTGTTTACCGCTCCAATACTCCTTTTCACTCATTATTAACGGGATGGCATAGCACATACAATTCACGTGCCAACCGACCCAAGGGAAATAGTTCGGGTATATTCCAGCAAGCAAATCACACATATCGTGCTTATGACTTGGGTTATTGGTCGTCTTGATCTCCTTGCCTTTAATATAGTCCATCCTAGCCCATCTTTCCTGCTCAGCAGAACGGTAGGCCATGTTTATCTCGTTACGTGCCAGACGCACGCTTCTGTACTCGCAGTTCTGAATGGTTATGGCTTTGCCGTATTTCTTCTTATAAGCTTTGGCAAGTGACGGATAATCATTAAGGTACTTGCTGACCTTCTTGCTGAGTTTAACAGCACTCATACCCTTCTCTATGCCGACAGACAGAGATTTCTCCAGAGCCTCCTTTACATCAGCTCTCTGGTTCCATATTCTTTCTGAAAGACCGAGACCTTTTATCTTTCTCTCCATGAAAGCTTTCTTTGCTGCATTATTGTGCTCAAAGTAAGCTTTCTGCTTTGCGTCCGCTATCTTTCTCATAAAGCTACCGATTACCCTTTTTGCAAGTAGGTCCTGCAGCGTGTTACTGTTCTTCCATTCATCCGATATGCCATTATAGACCAATGCCTGCATATTGTTTGAATAGTAATCCAGCAAGGCGTTCACCTTCTTTTCTGTTCTAGGGTAATCATCAAAAGAGAACTCGCCATCCCCATCGAAGTCGGTGGAGGTGGCGATTTTAGCGGACTCCTTGGCAAGAGTCTCATAGATGGAAATGATTTTCCTGGTATAAGCGTTCAGTCTCTTGCCAAGGTCTTTATATGCCTTTTTCTGATTAGGTAGTTTTGGCTTTTTCATACAATTTCATTTTAAAGTGTTTGCAGCAATCCCAGTTGAGAAGAACGCTCCATTTACGATATGGGCATTTGGCTAGGATAGGCTGACCTTTAAGGCTCATGCTATGGAAGTCAGTAGCATGAGCACATTCACGGCAGAAGTGCCGTTTCTCTTCTTCCTTCTTCTTTCTCATAGCTATTCCTCCGAGAATAAGTTAGGCATAGAAGCTGCTGTTCTTGTGGCCTCTACTTCCTCTTCTCCTTGAATCTCGTTGAAAGTCTTGTCAGGATCATCGGAAAGACCGGCACGCTGGATAGATTCCTTCTGGCTGACGAGAGGCTTATTGCCGTTAGCCTTAAGCCATTTGTCAATCTGAGTATTCTCATCCTCCTGGATGAATGGAGTGATGATGTGCTCTACAGTAATCTCATCCATTCTAGCTGCCCACTTCGTGTTCATCTTGGAAAGGAACGCCTTTATGACGTTGGTTTCTCTCTCGAAGCCTTCAATCCAGGCACCAGTCTCCTCTCCTATCTTAAGATGGGCATCCATGAGGAGTGTCTTTCTTGAATCATAGCCGATATTGCCAAGACTCTTCAAATTCTCGAAACTGATGTCAGGCATCTGGGATTGCATGAAGAAAAGCTTGACGAGAGTGTCAACGTGATACTTAAGAGCCTCGATAGCCTGCTGCCAAGACACGTAGCTAACATCGCCGTCTTCGCTGACTCTATACACCCTCTTGCTCTCTCCCTTTCGCTCCATTCCAACGATGGCACCGGCAATCTTCAAGACAGGAGCGGAATTGTATGCCACAACATCGCTGTTTCGGGAAATGGTGTATTCGATATTCTCACGTATAGGTTTCAAGCCTTCCCAGCATGGCTTGTGACGGTACCAGAACACGGCTGGAATCTTGTCGATAGAAATTTCATTTTCATCCACTAAATTCCATCCGGACTCTTCATCGTCAGAAGACAGGTCCCATTTGTAATGATGGTCTGCAGTATAGGTCTCAAAGAAAGTGTGCTCTGTGTCAGTAACCTTACGCTTATACTCGAATGACAGAGCAAGCAAGTCGTCATACTCATCAAAGTAAGGATAGATGTCAACTCCGTCCATTGGAGAGAATGTCTTGCATTTCAGTTTGTACTGACTGTCGAAGCCGTAGAGCTTGTTAGGCTTCTTCTGTGTGTACCAAAGCGTGAACATCTGACAAGAGGCGTAATAGCACTTTGCTCTGTGCATGTTTACGGCATCAATGTGTGCGCAGGTGTAGATTTTCTCGATGGCACGTACAATCGCCTTCAGCTCTTCGTCAGTCTGATCATACGTATATACACGCTTGACCGGTATAGCCATTGTAAACTCAGAGATTCTTCGTGTAAGAAGCTTCTCCAATCCGACGGGCAATCTAGCCGCTTTTTCTACTATTCCATCATCGAGCGTTCTGTCCTGTCTTCCCACGTGGTCTTCTACGATTTCGTGGAGCATAGGCTCATACTCAGACAACAGGGTACTCCAAAGTGGAATATCCAACACACGTTGCTTCAGCTCTCCTATGATGCTGCCAACGTCATTTCTTTTAAAAAGTTCATTAAAATCTATCATAATCTTCGAAGTTTTGATTTGGCAAAATTACGGATATATTCGCATATATTTGGCGTATTTAGTATTTTTAACTAAAATAATCGTTGGTATATTTGCATATATCAGAAAATTTTCGTACCTTTGCATATAGATAAAAGGTAGTTCTTTTGATTATTCAGAGCCTACCTTACAAGTTGAACCAATTAAAATTATAAAGATTATGAACAATTCAATCGAGACAAAGAAGGAAGAGGTTAGAAAGAACATTAAGAATGCGTTCGAGTCAGCTACAAAGAAAATCAGAGACATTATTTCTGTTTGTCCTGATTGGGAGGTAGAGGGTATTGACGTAGGCTACAAGTCACTTATTGCTCATTTGAATTTGAAAGGAGTAGGAAGAGACATGATGGTGATTCGCTACCAAGCAAAGGTAGGTAATTTCCAGGAAGAGTCATTTAACACCAATGTATCATGCTTCGGCAGCTTTGATCTTCTTGAAACAAACGAAAACCTCAAGTACTATACTGCGGTTGGCGACATCCTCAATCATAAAGACATGCTTTCGCTTTTGAAAGAGACAATGGTTTTATTTGCAAATAAAATTGCAGAGCTACGTAAGGAGTACGATAAGTTAGATAAGGAGGATTAGTTATGACAAAGCAAGAAGAAATCGATATTCTACAGTCATTGAAGGGCGATACCTATTTCGCTCAGTTCTTCGGAAGCAAGGACATTGATCAGATGTGCCAGAACATCAGTAACGACTTCGCCATTGAGGGCGGATGCGGATTCAATCAGAAAGCAGAAACTTTAGAGCGAATCAACTCAGACCTCAAAAAGGAATTCCAGCAGAAAATCCATGATTTGGTAATGGAGCTTATCAAGGTTCTAGACAAGGGATTTGATGAGGATGCCATCTACCAGTTGGTTGAAGGCGAGGTCGGAATTGATGCTATCATCAAGTTCAAGCGCAAGGAAGGCTTGAAATTAACAAATGATGAGTTGAACTATTTAGTATCGAAGATATGAGAGTAATAATTAACACATCTGGAGAGCAGATTCCGGTCGAGCTAAGGGGATTGATATCATCTATCAAAAGAAAGCAAGGAGACTGTGAGCAATGGCTGAAAGGCTATAACAAGAATCCATATAACTTTACTTGGTATGGCTACAGTATGATAGTAGAGCCTCTCTATGCTTCTTACGGAGTTATCGGATATAGCATCCACTACAGAACTTATGAAGTTCATGTTGATAACGAAATGAGAACAATCGAAATCATAGATTAATGGAACGTATATGTAGATATTGCATATTCTCTGGAACATGCTATAAAAATGGTAAGAACCCTACAGACTCCTGTTCTGATTGGGAATGGAAGTACGCAGGTTCATGGTTTGACAATTAAAAGTAAGACAATGGGAAAAGAGAAAGTTACAGCTAACGATTTGAAGGTTACTCTTTCGGAGCAGGGAGTGAAATCGGGTTTGAAGCAGGAAAAGATTATTCAGCGCTTGCAGGTTAATGGGTGCTTGATTGCAATGGTAACAGATATATTGGACCAACTTATCAAAGATGAGCAGTCTATGTTCAGATTGCTAAAGGTTCAGTACAAACAAGAGCAGAAGATGCACTACAACCAAATGCGTGATGCTGCAGAGAAATATTACTTCCACTTGAAACCCTTCAATAAGAATTTCTTCGGTGACGAGAAAATTTGCGCAAACCTGGAGGATAACGCAAATGACATCTACGACATCATCAAGCTTCTTGCGGACCACACTAACGACCACAAGGATATGGAAGTGATTAAGAGAAATCTCAGAAAGAGAAAGTTGAACCATCATATTTTCGATTAAGATTATGGAGAAGTCTATGTTATTTGAGAAAATTACTCGCAGATGTCTGCTTACTTTGGATGGGGGGGGCAAAGATTCAAGCCGTTCTTACCATGCCGAAGCCGACAAAACCCATTTTTCCAAAGGAAATGGAGCGTCAGTTCATTAAGAATTTCAATGAATCGCAGACGAATGCGGTTCATAAGGTTATTAAGTGTCACATAATGAGAAATTAGTTATGGAAACAAAAGTAGAAGTAAAGACTATTCCTTTGCATGGATTGTTTATCCATCGTAAGCAGGTTTGGCGTTCACTAGGTAAGCTGAGAGCAGAAAGTCATTCTACGACAGCGCAAAAGGTGTTTATGAATGAACATGATACCGAGATATCAACTGAGAATGCTGATTTCATTGATGGCTTGAAAGTCACTCCTTATGATGGTGAGCTGCCCAAAATATCAAAATACGTTGGTAGTATGAGTTACTACCAGTATTGTTTAACGCAAAAATTGGTTTAGTTATGAAAGAAAAGATAAACATAGCGGATATCCTAAAGGATAAGCCTGTCGGACTTAAATTTTATAGTAACACTTTTGGCTATATTAGTTTTAATGGTGTTCACAAAGATAAAGTATACTTCTTTTCAGAAGACACTAATGCTCATTCGGTCAAGCCAAATGGGAAAATGTATGATGGTGGAGAATGCATCATCTTCCCATCTAAGGAAATGCGTGATTGGGAAAAATTCTCTTGGAAGAAGGGCGATGTGCTTTATAGTGCAGGATTGAAAGAGTATTGTGTATTTAATAAGTTTATAAGCGATGGCTACTTGATGTTCATTAGCAATTACAACGTTGATGAAAACACAAAAAGAGTTGTGCCTAAGACGTATGACCCAGATAAAAACACAGTCAATTATGAAAAAGTATCTGACGAGAAAGCAACTAAGATTATTTCCTTGATAGAAGAGCACTATGGTGGTAAGCTAAACCTCAGTACATTGGAGATAGAGAAGCAGCCTGAGTTCAAGGATGGGGATATTGTGTTTATGAAAGGAATTAAAGGTGGATATTATGCAAATTGTATTTTCATCTTAAGAAGTGAATATAAAGATGGAGACGAAAGAGCTTTTTACTATGCTTTCTATAATACTGACGATAAATTTACTAGAGCTGAATATGGTAATACAAGAGTTCATTATAGTCTCCGCCCAGCAACTGACTCTGAGAAGCAGCAGCTCTTTGATGCTCTCGCAAAGAAAGGCAAGACTTGGGATGCAGAGAAGAAACAGATTGTGGATTTGAAGCCAAAGTGCGAGTTTAAGCCATTCGATAAAGTGTTGGGGCGAAATGAGAAAGATGATGTATGGGAAGCTGAACTCTTTTCTCATTATAAAGAAGAATCACAATATCCTTTTCGTTGTATCGGATTTAGTCGTAAGTATTGTATCCCTTACAACGAAGAGACAGCACATCTACTAGGAACGACTGATGATTGGAAAGGAGGTGAGCAATGAAAGAGCTTAAAGTTGGAGAAAGAGTAACTCTTGAAGTTACCGAGACTGATAAAGAATCTTGCAAAGGGTGCTTCTTTGATAGTAAGATGTTTTATTGCGAAGCATGGCGCAAATACCCTTGTAGCATCAAAATACGTTCAGACCATAAAAGTGTAATCTTTAAAGAAGTAAAGGAAAGCGTATGAATACAAACAGCTATTTACGAATAGAAAATGGATTCGATATATCTAAGATAACTGGGGCTATACCTCAGAATATTGGAGAAGGATTTCAGTTTAATCTCTCTGATAAAACATATACAACTATGGGTAGCTATACTAAAGACAAAAAAAGACTCATGAATATCGAAATTAGTTCTTTTTGTGGTCTTTGTGGTGGAGCAATACATTATTACGCAAAATTGTATATTAAAGTAAGCAATGTGTGTGGTAACAGCTCGGTAAGTGGATATTTGGGTGGAATTGAAATTCCAAATGAATATCAAACCATCAAAGGGGAGTTTGTTAGACCACTCACTCAAAAGGAGAAAGATGAGCAAACAGGCAGATGGGGCTACGGGTATCAAGTAGGGGATTTAGTTAATGCCTTTGAGTCTCTTCAAGAGATCGAGAGTTTAATTAAAAACCTCAAAAAGAAGTTCTCTTCTAAGGAGTGGAAAGTTGAGATAATACGCAATTATTAATTGCCTTCGGGCATAAAATTCAAAGATATGCTTATAAGTGAATTTATTAAGCAGCTCCAAGACCTTTGTGATAATGAAGGTGATATGGAGATAGTGATGATAACAGATAGTAATAGTTTTGGTAGTGAACCTCATCTTCGTAAATCATCATTTTACGACCAATTTGAAATTTTAAATCATTAACCGCCTTCGGGCATAAATAGATAGAAGAATGAAACATAAGTTTACGGTTGTCATTGAATCTAATGATGATTCAGAGGACAGAGAAGTAGTTAAGGATTGTCTGCAAGACTGGCTTGAAATGAATTGCGGACAGGAGAAGGACTTGGGCGGCTATCCAGATTGGAAGTCAGCAGTAGTTGAGTAATTACCATCCTGCAAAGGATATAAATAAGATAGTAATATGAATATAGACAAATTAGAAAGAGCTAACATTTTAGCAAAAAGCTTGATTCCTAAAGTAGATGAGCTTTTGAATATGTCTTCTCATTCGACAAACATTGCTCACAGTATTTATGGATTATCAGAATGTGACGAAGAGTTTAAAACTAAATTCAAGCAGCTTCTGAATGAAACAAAACAGAGATTTCAGAAAGAGTTTGATGAGCTTTAGTAACTAACCTCCTTATAGGATTAAATATAAGTAATATGGAACAAATTTCATTAGAAAACAAAGTTAATAATACTTTGAAATGGCTCGCAAATCAAATTGCGTGTATCCAAGTATACAAAAAGTGGGACGAAGAATTTAAAAAGGAAAGTCTCAATAATGCTTGGCAAAAAGTTCAAGAACAATTTAAGAAAGACATTGATTGGAATGCTCTTACGGAAAGTCAGTGTAAGGCTTTACGTTTTGGAAGTTGGCAATCAGAAGAAGATGTTGAGGAAGAAATTTCTTGTTTACAATCTGCATTAGACAAGGGACGCCTTACAAAGGAGGAATTTGATAAGAAGGTTGCCAACGAGAAAAATACTCTTGGACTTCGTTTGATTCCGCTATATCTCTACCCTTCATTGCCTATAGGTATCACCCTAACGTCTATTGGAGGAGAAGAGAGAGTTTTTGATGGCTCAAACATTAGTACTGATATTAGATTTGGATGCCTTGCATGGGGTATTAAGCCGAAAAAAGATTAACTAACCACCCTCTCCTTGGTAACAGGGAGAGGGTAAAAAGAAGAGAGAATATGGCAGAGATTATTTATTTTGGAACGAATGGGTGTTCCGGTCATTATCCTATCGGCATCGACAAAGTGCTGATCTCGGCAGAATATGGAATGTGGTGCGAATGCGATAATGAAACTTGGATAAATAATATCCGAAAGAATCCTGGTCGCCACCTCATCAAGCATCACGGAGAGGTTTATACTAATTATGGTGTTCCGTTCTCTGTAGATGACGACAGAGGTGGTAGTCATACCGAACTATTTTGGAAAGGCATTCATTCGAAAGAAGAAATTGTCAACTTGATAAAGAGTAATCCATTTTTGTCAAGACAGTTCAATTTAAAGGAGGACTAAGTAATAATAAAGAAAAAGCTATCATGAATATCAATCGAGTAAAAGAACAACTAGGCGAGGCTGTTTCTTCTTTATATAAGGCAGTCGGTGATTGCGAATCATTTCCATATAACAGAAATGCTTATATAAAAGATGCCAAACGCTGCATAGATAGAGCATTGGGAGAATTACAGAAAACAGATTGGGTCTCAGTTAATGAAGAACTTCCAGAATATGGAGAGAAAGTTGTGGTACGCAATGCTTATTACAAGTCGGATGAACCATGGGTCACGTTTCGAGATATTAGAGACTTATTTCCTAAAGATTCAAATGATTTCAGAGAAGTTGCTGGCACAACTAGTTGTAGTATCACCCATTGGAAACATATTTAAATATAAAGAACTATGGATAAGAAGAAAGTTAAAGAGCTGATAGAAGAAGCAAAACATTTAGCAATTTTACGCAAATATGAAAATAGACAGACATATTTGAATAATTGCATTTGTTGTTTGAAAGAAGCTTTGGAAGAACTCTCCAAGTCAGACTGGGTATCTGTTGAGGATGGGTTGCCACCTTACGGAGAAGAAGTCTTTGTAACAAGCAAGATGGCTCCTGATAATGTTTTCAAAAACAGAAGAGTGGAATGCACTACCGTCCCAAAAGATGGTAATGACTTCATTATCTTATGGGAAGGGAGAATGGTTCGTATCACTCATTGGAAACCTATTGAAAAGTTGGAGGAATAAATATGAATAATAAAGTTAAAGAAGCATTGGGTAGTGCAAGATACCTTACATATCACTGGAGCCAGTACTCCTTCGAGCAGCTTGAAAAAGAAATGGCTAGAGTGTGTGGATTATGCGACAAAGCATTGGGTATTTCACAAGATGATAGCGTTACAGACTTCGAGCGAGGTCAGTGGTCAGTTATTCAAAATGTGATTGGCTACGTCAAAGATTATAGTTTAGCAGCACAACTTTGCAAAGAAGCTGGTATCGGTTATAAGAAGATAAAGGCTCTTCAGAAGGATTGTGGTTGTAGCTACAAGGAAGAAGTTAATGACTATCTGAAGGATAGTCGTAATGGTGGAACAGAATTGAAGTTGGAGGAATAGTTATGTCATGGTTAGCAGTAGATAAAGGTGGCTGTGAACATATTTTTGCAGAAAAACCTTGCAGAAATGAAGGTAATACATTATGGATTTGCTCTGTCGTATATTTATATGGGCAGAGGTACGCAAATACCGGTTGCTGTTACCTTCCTAAAGGTAGCATCAGAAAGCTCATCGGAAGAGAATTAAGCTGGGAGGATGAGCCAGTAGAACTTAAAGAAGTATAGTTATGTTTGAATTTTATGTTATACTTACCCTAGCTTTTCTATATATAGCTTTTATGGGTGGAGTTATCGGTTATTTAATTGGTAAATATTGGAAAAAGAAGTAGCCTATGAAGATTAGACAAGCCAAAAAGATAATGAAGCGTTGCTACGGAAGTCCTCGCTACATGAGGATGATATTGGATGGTTTAGATGTATCGAAAAAGCTTCCAAAGATTAAGCAATACTGGGAGCCTAGATGGGCTTTGTATTATGCTAGCAAAGGTGGCGGTCATGGCAGAGTTGATCATCGTATTGTAAAGGCAGAAAAGATTACTGCAAGATATTCTCGTAAGCTGATGAATTGCCTTACTAGGTTGGCAGGCAAAACTCCTTTCGAGATTGGAGATATATTAGGTAGTTCAAATAAACTAAAAAAAATATGATTATGAAACAAGAAATGCAAAAATCAATCTTAAAGATTCAAACAGCAGTCGAAACTCTGACAAGACAGAAAGTTATCGATAAAAATGTGTATGACTTTATCCATGGAGAAATCAAATCTCTTTCGGAAAGTGTGGAGAATATAGAGGAAGTAAATAACCTAGATGAAACACTCCTTACCTTCACAGATAAGGAGGAGTATGTAAACCAGCATATCAACCTTGCTGATACATCTGTACTTTGCAAAGAGTTGAATAGAAGAAAAGACATTGGTGACGATTTCTTTGTAGTAGCAACAGAGGGAAAATAAGTTAGCTTATGGAAAGATTAACTAAAGTAATGGATAAGTATTTATCAGAAGCAAAGAAGAAGGTTCTTACCCTCGCAGTCAGCAAGGAATGGTTCGATATGATAGTGTCGGGCGAAAAGAATGAAGAGTATCGGGTAATTAAAGACTTTTGGATGAGTCGCCTTCTCCTTATCAAGGATGAGGAATTCAAAGATTTCGATAAGTACGATAAGCTCCATATCGGCAAGACATTTGAGATGCTTATAGACATCAATACTATCAAGGAGAAACTGAATAATGGTACAATGAAGTTCGTACCATTCACTCACGTTCTCTTCAAGAACGGCTACTATGACGATAGTCCAAAGGTAGAAAAGGAGATTGAGAGTATCACCATCGGCAAGCCGAAGAAAGGCTTATGCCCCGACAAATGGTTGGATACCGAGTTTTTCATCATTAAGTTTAAGTGATATGATTGCAATTAAAGTATCTTCCGAGAACATTCAAGAATTATGGAAATGCCCGGACGTTTCAGAGTTAGTTAAAACTGTCAGTGGAGACTGCACAAAGCAGACGTTGATAGTTAGGTTGAGAAATCGAGAGTTCTATGTTCCCGACGGATTCTATCTCGTAAAAGATGAGAATGGTCGTTGGAGTACACTTAGTCCATCGCTGTATGAGCTAATAAAAGACAAGGTACATGGCGAGAAGTGAGGAGGATATCCGGGAATACCATAGAAGGTACTACCAGGAGCATAAGGAACATTTATTGGCAAGAATGGAAGTCTATCGTAAAGAGAACGCTGAAAGGATTGCTGCAAACAGAAGATATAACAGAAAGAGAAAGAAAGCCTTGGGCGGCTTAATGAACCCAAATATTAAATAATGAGTAGAGGAAAACATTTTAGTGTAGAAGAGATTGAGTTCATAAAGGTTAACGCTTTGGTGATGACGACAACGGAGATTGCAAAGCAGCTCAATCGTAATTATTGGGCCATCCATCGAAAGATGAAGGAAATGGGTATCAGCAAGAGCCACGTGTTTACTGCTGACGAGGATTTCATCATTCGCAGAATGTATGGCAAGTACCCGGTAAAAGCCATTGCCACCAAGATTGGCGTGGATGAGAACGCTATTTACAACCGTTGCAAGAAGCTTAAGCTAACGAAAGGAGGTGCGCAATGATTGTCATAGTTACCGCTATGGATAAGGAATACGACCTTATCAGCGAATGGATTGCAAAGAATTGGCTTGACTACAAAAATGTCCAAAACATAGCTTTAATCAAGTCTGGTATTGGCAAGGTTAATGCGGCATCTTGCTTGACAGAATTTCTTTCGTCGAATACGTCCAGCAAAGTTACAAGAGTTATATCGGTAGGATGCGCCGGTGCTGCTGTTGCAGGATTGGAACCTGGTAATGTCGTGATTGGCAATTCGTACTGCTACCACGATGTATATTGCGGCGAGCCGAATGCCAATGGACAAGTTCAAGGTATGCCGGCAGTCTTTCCTTCTGATTTCTCCTGGATTGATATGGATGAAAGATTCAGATTAGGAACCATAGCTACGGGAGATAAGTTTGTCACTACGAGGGAGCAGGTATTGGCAATTAAGGAGTTTCTTCCTAATTCTTATAACGTATGTGCTATTGACATGGAGTCTGCTGCCCTCGCGCAGGTATGCTACAAGAAGGGTATTGGTTTTACGTCCATCCGAGTTATTAGTGACAACCCTCTGGAACCGAATCAAACCGAGCAGTATGCTGGATTTTGGGATAGCCTTGCTGAGAAGGCATTTGATGTTGTTTGTAAATTATTAGAGAATGATACCAAGTTTTAAAGTTGATCATATGAAACTGAAGCCGGGTCTTTATGTTTCAAGAGTAGATAAATGGGGATTGGAGACTGCTACAACATTCGATATTCGTGTGTGCAAGCCAAATAAGGATATGATGTCACCAGCTGTCGCGCACACAATAGAGCATATGATGGCAGACTACTTACGCAATGATAGCCCTCTTAGCAATTCGGTTCTGTATTTTGGTCCGATGGGATGTCTTACAGGTTTTTATCTTATCCTTAAAGGTACATGGACTTCAAAGCTAATAAAGGAAATGATAGTGGAAGCTTTTAAAGCGTGTTCGCTATCAAAGACGATTCCAGGTGCATCGGAAGTGGAATGCGGAAATTATAGGCTCAACGACTTAAAAGGAGCAAAAGAGCTATGTGATATGTTCTCCGTATATCTATCCACAGCTGGACCGGATAAGCTCAATTATCCAGACTAATATTTATATGTAACCATAAAGTATTTAATCATTAAGTATATTTCCTTGCAATATATTTGGTGATTAAATACTTTTTTTATAATTTTGCAGCATTACTTATTGCTATCGCTTCGTACTGGGATATTTCTTGAATTTATTGTTCAATTAAATATTTAGTTAGAATGAAAAAAAGAACGAAGCAAGTTTTAGTTATTCTGAAACCCAAATCAAAGGCGTTGGGGTTCAGTAGAGAGGAGTTAGAGGGTATTGCTGCCGATGTTGCCAATAACTTAGAACTCGATGAAGAAGCCTCAGACGAGGATGTAAACGCAGAGATTGAAAAGCAGGTCAATGCGGTTCTTCCTTATCTTAAGATTGCGCAAAAGACTGCGCAGCGTACTATCCAGAGTTTTAAGGATAGTCAAGACTTGGATGACGACGAGGTCGATGACGATGATGATGACCCTGCCGGCAACAAGAAACCAATCCGCAAACAGAAGAAAGAGAAAGAAGAGCAGGTCCCAGCATGGGCGCAGGCATTAATTACCCAAAACAAAGCCCTGCAGACCGAAATCCTCGGTCTGAAGTCAGAGCGTGAGAATGATGGCCGCCGTTCTAAGCTGAAGGCACTTCTTAAGGACAAAGGTACGTTCGGAAAGACTGTCTTGAAGAATTTCGACAAGATGAATTTCGAGAACGAATCTGAGTTCGATGATTTCTACGATGGTATTGTGGAGGACTTGGCAGCTATCGATCAAGAGCGTGCTAACGAAGGTCTCGGAAAGCTTGGTGCTCCTGCGGCTCAGAGAAAGCCTAAGAAGGAAGAGGTTGAGGTTATCAAGGACAACGAGATTGATGAGCTTGCCGAAACTATGTAATCTTTAAATTTTAAAAGTTATGTATGGCGTAAGCAAGACAAAAACGTTTGATTCAGGCAAGGAGTCTGTAATCATCAGAAATTACGTGAATGGCATCATGGGTGGTGTCATTCTTGACATGACAGGTTTCTCTGGAGAGTTCATCCAGTGCGGACACATTATCATTCGTGATACCAAGTCTGGCGAGTACAAGCCTATGCCGGTAACAGGTGAGGCTTATGCTTCATTGCCGGAAAATCACGAGTATGTAGGTGTCTGTATGACAACAGCTCCTGTAGATACCCCTCATGTAGGTGTTATGACGGCAGGTGAGGCTAATGATAAGGCTGTCCCTTATCCTGTCGATACGATCAAGGCAGCTTTGAAAACAGCCGTTCCTACTCTTCAGTGGGGACACGATGCAATCGGTTAAGGAGGTGATTTATGCAACAGAGTTCTTTATTTCTTAAGTATATCTTGAGTTTCTTCCCAATCCTGAAGACATTGATTGAGAAGATTAACGGTAAGCGCAAGAACGAGATGACGTATCTCCACAAGGATACATCCATTCTCCGCCGCGTTTATTCTACCGACAACAAATGGGAAGCCGACACAGTTGATACCTCTTACGTAGCTGCTGACTACGTGGCAGTAGATTCTCCGGTTCCTTTGAAGTCTCGTGACAAGATTTCAACCGCCAACGGCAAACTGCCAAAGGTCGGTATGAAGAAATTCTTGAAGGAGTCAGATATCCTCGCTCTCAGACTCATGGAAGCACAGGGCGGTCAGACAGCAGAGATTCGTCGTAAGTTGGCGCAGGACCCGGTAGCTTGTAATGTCGGTGTTGATGAGCGTAATGAGTACGCCCTTCTGTATGGTCTTTCTAACGGCTACGTAGCTGTTCGTGACGACGATAATCCAAAGGAGTTGCTCCGTATCAAGTATCAGTACTTGCCAGAAAATCAGCTCGGCATCAACAATGTTGATACTGGTGTTACAGTTGCAGACTTGAAGGAATGTATCGAGCGAGCATCGAATGATGGCAACACCATCTTGATCTTCTGGATTGGTAAGGCTAAGTTTGACGAACTGAAGAAGGCACAAGACGCTCGCGAGCTTGTTGCCAACTACAAGGGTCAGACTTACGATTCCAACACAAAGCTCCCAGTTCCTACTGCCAGCGTATTCCAGGAGGCATTCTTGGACGAGACCGGTGTATCATTCCGCATCATCAACCGTACTGTCCGCTTGGAGCATGATGGTGTGAAGAGGAGCGTTAAGCCTTGGAACAACGATATGATTATCGGTGTCTGCTCACAGATGATTGGTGCCCTCGTTTACGGTCAGGTAGCAGAGGCAACCAACAGAGTGGCAGGTGTAACCTATCAGCAGATTGATTACAAGCTTATCTCTCAGTATTCAACAACTGATCCATTGCGTGAGACAACTGCGGTGCAGGCATACTGCTTGCCTGTCATCGAGGACGTTGACACAATCTATCAGATTGATACTAAGCTGGCAGACCCAGACGTTTCTGTTGATACCGAAAAGGAGAAAGCAGATACAGAGGACGCTAAGGTAACAATCTCTGATGTGACCTACAAGAAGCCGGAGGCTATCACAACTCTCAACGCTCTTGGTGCTACACTTCCTAGTGACGCTAGCGACAAGGAGGTTATTGATGCCTACAATGAGCTGCCTCCTACAAAGAAGAAGGAGTTCAAGGATAACGCAGCTAAAGCTGAGGAGTAATCATGAAGACGGTCGGACAAGCTTTGGTGGATGAGGTACACATCCCTATCCCCTATGGTTTCGTGGAAAACGCCTGCATAAAGCGTGACCTCGATATCGAATCAGAGTTCACTGGTGACGTTGCCAGAAGTGACGCCTACAAAGGAACGCTTGCCGACTGTCTGCTTTCTCTCATACAAGCCGTTAGCTTCTCCGAAGCGGACAAATCAATAGGTTCCCTCTCGGAAGACCAGCGAAAGGCTATATTAGTTCAAGTCAATCGTTTATATAACTCTATCGGCGAGGAGGAGGTTTCACTTACTCCGAAGCCGACAGTTTACATTAATTGCTGATGAGTCTATTGAGTTTTCATGCCTCAAAGCTATACCGGCAGCAGAAGGTAGCTGGCTATACAGATGATGATGGAAATTATCACCAGGGCAAGACCGAGTGGAAGTTCTGCTGCACTTGTGATGTAGTTCCTGCTGGCGAGGCCAACAAGTTAGTTACATCTGACGGTTCTATTGATCACTACTCCTACGAAGTGCATAACTTGCCCGTAGGAATTGAAAAGTTCTCTTATGGGGATTTTATCAAGCTAGAAATTTTAGGGGCTGAGGAGGTAATTATCAAGGTCAAGGGATTTCATCGTTATCAACTCCAGTGTAAGATATGGGCATAAGAATGACAACCAGCGCTTCCGCTCTCGATGCCTTCCTACAAAGAGCCGCAAGGAAGATACAGGAGAATGCGCTTAAGGCATTGAGCAAGCTAGGAGACGAATCTGTGGTTAGAATCCGTAACAGGTCTTCCAAGGAAAGCTGGATAGACCATACGGGCAACCTAAGAAGTTCTATTGGCTTCGCCGTGTACGAGCAGGGAAGTAAATATATGGAATCAGCCTTTTCGCAGGTTCTCAGTGGCACAGACGGCTCTGCAAAGGGCAAGAAGATGATCAATGACCTTGCTAAGGAATATTCCAGGGTTTATGCTTTGGTTGTCGTTGCCGGAATGGAATACGCAGGAGAGGTGGAAGCCTTGGAAAGCAAGGATGTCCTCGCATCAACGAAGATATGGGCCACATCCATTGTAGAGCAGCGTATGAAGACAGCAATAGACTCAGCAGTTAATGAAATAAACAAGTGGAAGATATGAAATCAGACGGAGCAATTAAGACAGATGTTTACCGGTACATCAACGAAAGCGGTTTCATGAACAACGTCAATGGCAAGCTGTCAAAGACGATGAGACCGCATAATTCTCATAAGGAAGATGTCGTTATCTCCATATTGGCTAATGAGGGAACGCAGCTTCAAACGGCAATTATAAATGTAAATATTTATACACAAGACCAGGACGTAGATGGGCAGTTCGAGGAGAATACTATCAGAGTTGACGAAATCTGCAAACTAGCTTGGAATCTCTTGGAAACGTTCAGAACGAGCGAGTATGCAGCCCACGCTATTGAGCAGAGGGTATATGCAACAAGCACGGGAGAACATGTAATAAATAATCAAGTTGAATATAAACTCATAAACGATTAAATTATGTCAGTAACATCATGGGGCAAATGCACTATCTACGTTCAAGAGGTAGGTAGCAAAAAGAACGAGTGGACTAAGCTCCAAACTCCAAAGGATGGCACTACTACTGTTACTCCAACGAAGGGTGATACAATGACCCAGGTTGAGGAAGGTGGCGGAATTGTTGACCGCAAGACAAAGAAGTCCACCTACGAGGCTGTATATCAGCTCTTCATCAAGAAGAACCAGTCGCAGCCATTCAAGACTATTGATGGTATCATTGAGGGTAACTATCGTTTGGCTATCCAACCGGAAGACGCCGAGCTTCCTGGCGTTTACATGGGTAATACCACCATCGGTGCCGAGGAGGGCTATACAACAGAAAAAGGTGCTTCCATCACTTATACCCACGCAGCTCTCATCCCGGAGGGTGACGTGGTGGCTAAGACTACAAACGCAAAGGGTGAGGAAGTCTATTGTGCTTACCGCTGGCGTGTCATTACCGCCGCAAAGGGAACAGGTGGAAAGTATTCCTTGACTTTCAAGAAACCGCAGGATGGTGATACCCCTCCTGCTGAAATCACGGAAACCTACGCAGAGACATAGGCATATTCTAATATCCCCTTCAGCCGACTGAGGGTTATCAGCCGGCAACCTACCCAAGTAGCTCAGGGGCAGAGCGAGACCAAATAGTCCGTCGCATGAAAATCCAGGGTCTTCAAAAGCTGGTTGAAAGTCGCAGGTTCGAGTCCTGCCTTGGGTGCCAACAATTTAAATTCGAGTGATATGGAAGAGTTAGGAATCATTATATCGAATACGCTCACAGATATGCCGATAGGCTTTGATACTGAGCACGCTCACGTTAACATCTACCCTACTACACTGGGCATGATGTACCTAACGTCGCAGTTAGTAGATAGCTTGGAGCTAGACAAAGAGTTACTTCAAGCTGATCCATTCTTGGAAGCATTGCGAGTTGCAAACACCAAAAGGGAGACATGCTGCAGATTGATTGCATATCACTCACTCAATACAAAGAACGAAATACTAGACTCCAAATGTGTAAGCAGGCAGACGGAACTAATCTTCAAAGAATGTTCCAACGAGGATATAGCCACTCTCCTCATCATCATCCTTAAGGCTAACTCATACCAGACAATAGCCAAAGAGACAGGAATGGAAGAAGAAGCGAAGCGTATGGCAAAAGTCAACGCAGCGAAGAAGTCGGAGAATAGCTTTATCTTCGGAGGCAAGACAATATGGGGAACACTCATAGACGCTGCTTGCGAAAGATACGGATGGACTTTCGATTACGTGGTATGGGGAATATCGTATAACAACCTGACTATCATGCTCAAAGACAAGATTACTTCAATCTATCTGTCTGACGAGGAGAGGAAGAAAGCCCATATACCGGCAGCAGGGGAAGAGGTCATCGATGGCAACAACAAGGAGGCGGTCATGAAGGCGGTGATAGAGTCCGAGACCGAGATTTAACCGAAGTCTTCCTGCGCACGCACGTAAAGTTCCCATATCGAACACTCACATTTGGTGTTTCCCCGGCGATTCTTTATAACAGAGTATAAATTCAAGGAAAAATAGAACATTATGCCAAGCATTAAATTCGATACAATAGTCGAGACAGCCAAGGTCGTTTCCGGTTTTCGAGACATTCAGAACGCAGTTCATCAGACTGCCGAGAGGGTTGAGAAGGATGGAAATTCTATTGACGATGTAATCTCGAATATACAGAAAAGTATGAACATTGCCATTGGCGGTTGGAGCATTGGCAAGTTCGTCAATCAGATGATGCAGGTCCGCGGTCAGTTCCAGCAGACAGAAATGGCATTCAAGACGATGTTGCAGTCTGAGGAGAAAGCTGATGCTCTCATGAAGCAGTTGATCCAAACTGCAGCCATCACTCCTTTCGGCGTGGAGGATGTCACAGAGGGAGCCAAGCAGCTCCTGGCATTCAACGTAGCAGCAGAGGATGTCAACAAGACACTTATCGGGTTGGGAGACGTGGCAGCAGGTATGGGTCTGAACCTTAAAGACCTCGTGATGCTTTATGGTACCACCATTGCTAAGGGCAAGATGGATACCATGGACTTGTATCAGTTCCTCAACCGAGGCATTCCTATCGCAGACGAGATAGCAAAGGTTATGGGACTTGACGTTACCAATGCCATCAAGGAGGTACAGAAGCAAATCAAGGAAGGCAAGGTCACCAGCGACATCTTCATCCAGGCTATGCAGAGTATGACAGCCGAAGGTAGTAAGTTCGGTGGATTGATGGAAGCTCAGTCCAAGACCATTACCGGTCAGATAAGCAACATCAAGGATGCCATCGAGCAGATGTTCAATGAACTCGGCAAATCCCAGGAGGGTGTCATCAACACAGGATTGGGCATTGTTTCCACCCTCGTGGAGAATTGGGAAACGGTAGGCAAGGCTGTAATGGTCGCTGTTACAGCATACGGAGCCTACAAGGCTGTCGTGATAACTCTTACTGCTATAGAAAAGGCTCGCATTGCGCTTAATACAGCAGTTAGGTTCATTGAGCTTGCTAAAGCAGTAAGCAATGCAACTCAAGCAATGAGAGTGTTCAATTTAGCTTGCAAGACAAATATTTTAGGGTTTGTCGTAGGAACAGTATTATCCGCCATTGTCGCATTCAAGCTGTTTGGCAATAGTGCGGAAGACGCTTCTACTAAGACGTCAAAGTTTACCGAGAGCGCTAATGAGGCATCCAGTAAGGTTGAATCTTTAATTGCCATATTGAAGACAGCAAAGGAAGGTTCCAAGGTCTATAAGGACACCATCAAGGAGTTGTCGAACATCTATGACAACTACGGGATTGCTATCGACAAGATCAAGGAAGACGAGAGCAACCTTGTGGATGTTAAGCAGCAGGAGATAGATAAATCCAATGAACTCGTCGAGCAAATCAAGCTGGAGGCTACAGAGCGCAACAGAGCCAATGCAATCTCCAAGGCTAATGAAGACTACAACAACCGTGTTGATAGCGCTCAGCAAGCCCTTTTGGGTAAGTTGAAGGATTATGGAACCTCTAGCAGCGGTATAGCCGTCGGCATACAGAACATCGTATCTGACTCGGTTATCAAGCAGTTTGATGACCTAACACAGAAGATGGCTGGCTTGAATGAGCACTCCAAGGAGTATCAGAAATATCTGAAACAATACAATCAGTTAGAGGCTTCTTTGATATCCGAATCTGAAAATCTTGCTAATGCTTTCGGTTTTACAGGAGACAAGACAAGCGATGCCAGAAAGGCTTTGATAGGCTATCTATATGAGCTTCGAGCTGCAAAAAAACTGCATAGTGAAGAGGCAGATAATATCAATCGGGCGGCAGATGCTACCGAGGATTTCGGAAACAAGGCCACCTCTACCAAGAACAGGATAAATGCTTTGCAGAAACAACTCCAGGGTGCCGGCGAGGATGTACACGTTCTCTACAACCGTGTCAAGGAGTTCATGCAGAACTATTCCGAGAACAACATCAACTTCCACGTCAACTTCGATGCTAAGATACCTTCGTGGATGCAGAACATGAATATTCCGGAACTGGGACGCTTAGGTAAATACTTCTCTGCTTTGGCACGCGACCTTGCAAACAACAAGAAGTCTGGTGCGCTAGTCAATGGCAAATGGATGTCAACCAACGATATCGCCCAGCGAGGATGGGATTATACCAATGCAGCGAACACCAAGCAGACCAGGGCAGATGACGATGCTAAGAAGAAGCGGCGTGAGAAGGAAGAGGCAGAAGCCAATGCCAAGAAGAACGCTTCCAAAACCAAGAAAGCAGCCACCGATGCCAAGAAGCAGGCAGAAGACCGCAAGAAGGCCCAGGAGGAACTGAATGAGGACTTGAAGCAACTGCAGCAGGAAAATATCGACACCGATATATCTCAGATGCAGGAAGGTACGGAGAAGAAGCTTGCTGAAATCAAGAACGACTATGCCAAGCGCAAAGCAGAGATTGACAAGCAGGAAGCAGAGTTCAAGAAGAAAAACAAGGAAGCTGGCAAGAAAGTAACCCTTACCTCTGCTCAGTCCAATGCCCTCAATAAGGCTAGAGACCTCGCTACCCAAGAGTACAACAAGAAACTTGATGAGGTCAACAGGGAAGCCCTCACCTCTATGCGCGACTACTTGAAGGAGTATGGTTCTCTCTATCAGCAGAAGCAAGCCATTGCCGAGGAGTACGAAGAGAAGATTGCCAAGGCTCAGACACAGGGTGAAAAGCTCTCTCTTCAGCAGCAGAGAAAGAAGGACCTCCAAACCATCGAGATAAATGCCATCAGACAGAACATCGATTGGGGAAGCGTCTTCGGAGACTTCGGTGCTATGTTCAAGGACCAACTGGAGCCAACTATTGAGAAGCTGCAAGAACTCTCCAAGAGTACAACCGATGTTAACGAACAGAAGACCATACAGGAACTTATCTCCAAGTTACAAGGCTCTGCCACCATCTGGAATAGTGACATCTTTAAGAAGGTTTCGGACGACATCAACTCCTATCAGTCAGCCATGCAGGGCTATATTGATGCACAGGAGCGTGAGGCAGAAGCCACGAAAGCCGTCACCAAGGCGCAGGAAGACCTCGCCAAGGCTAAGAAGAGCGGTGACAAGACAAGTATCAGCAAGGCTGAAGCCAACCTCTCTAGAGCGCAGGGCGTACTCGCTACCGCATCTAACAACGTTTTGGAGTTCGGTTCATCAGTTCAGAAGGCATCATCAGACTTACAGACATCTGCACAGAAGGCAGTTTCTCAGTTCCAACAGCTTGAAAATGGCTTGCAGGGTCTCACATCGGGGTCACTCAAAGGCATAGGAAACTCCATTCTAGGGCTTGACAAGCTTTTCGGTGGCTCTATGCAGAAGGACGTTGCCAACACTCTAGCAAAGGGCATCCAAGGGTTGCTCGGTAAAGATAGTGACGCAGCCAAATCTCTGACGAAAGCTTTAGGGGATAGCGGTATGGCAGGTGAAATAATCTCAGCAATACTCGGCATACTCGATATTCTGAAAGATGGCTTCGGAACACTCATAAGCAACCTCATGGACACGGTCTTTGGCGCAGTAACGGGCATCCTCGATGATGCTTTATCGGGTGACATCGTTATGAAGCCATTGAAGAGCATCGGGAACAATGTTTCTCATATCCTCAACACGCTTTCATTCGGTGGTTTCAATAGTCTGTTCGGTGGAGATGGAAATGCAAAGAAGGTCAATGATACCATCGAAAGACTGACGGACAGAAACACCCTCTTGCAGCAATCCATCGAGGATTTGACTGACGCGATGGAAAACTCCTTTGGTTCCAAGGTAACCTCATACTACGAGCAAGCCTACAAGAATCAGCAGGAGACCAATCAGAACTACCTCGACATCGCCAAGGCGCAGGCAAGCTATCACGGTTCTCACGGCTCATGGAATCACTATTGGAGTGGCTTCGGTAGTGACGAGATGGATTGGATCAAGAAGAACGTCAAGTCAGACTTCAATGGCGACCTCTTCTCCCTCAGTCCAGAGGAAATGAAGCTCCTCCGTGGTAACGTTGCCATTTGGGAGCATATCGAGAACACTGGTAAGGGTAACTATGGTGGGCGTCTGACGGAGAAGCTGAATGACTACATAGAACAAGCGGGCAAGCTGGATGAGTTATCAGACAAGCTGAAGGAAAGCCTTACGCAGATTTCCTTTGACAGCATGAAGGATAGCTTCGTATCAGACCTTATGGATATGAGCAAGTCAGCGCAGGACTTTGCAGACGATTTCGCTGAAATGATGCAAAAGGCTCTTCTCTCCTACTCTATGGAAGACCTCATCAACGGAGACTTGAAGAAGCTCTATGATGATTGGGCGAAGGCTATCAAGGACAACGATGGCAAGCTTACCGAATCAGACATTGAAGCATTCAACAAACGCTATGATGATATAGTCCAGGAAGGATTGAAGAGACGTGACGAGTGGGCAAAGGTGACAGGCTACACTGGTTCTTCATCCTCATCACAGACCGCAACAAGCGGAGGATGGGCATCTATGGGGCAAGATACCGCAGACGAGCTTAATGGTCGCTTTACAGCCCTGCAGATTGCAGGAGAATCCATCGCTCAGAACATGACTACAACCATATCACAGATGGAGAGCATCGTTACACTCGGAATCTCAACCAATGGCGCAGTATTGGAGATTAGAAACATGATGATCATGACAAACAGCTACCTCGAAGACATCGTGAAGTATTCAAAGCTCACCTACAATGACTTCGGAACAAAGTTGGATGACATGAACAGAAGATTAAAGGATATTTGACCTCTATAGGCTTTTCGCTTGTCAGCCCTTACAACTATACTCAACAATAGCAAAAGCGGCTCACAGCGAAGCCTATGAGGTTATTTAATGATTAAATAGTTATGACTAACGGACAACTTTATATCAATGGCAAGGATGCCTACCTTACGTGGGGCATCTTCTTAGATGAAACCGCCCTCAGTACGCTCATGACCCCTGCACCAAACAAGGAGTTCATCAGCAACAAGTATCGCTCAAAGGACGGCAAGTCGGTTATCAAGCACAATCCTAGGTTGGACGAAAGGGAGATAACGCTGGCATTCAATATGACCGCAAAAGACTCAGATACGTTCATGATGAACTATGCTAGGTTCTGTGAGGAGGTTCTTGCCAAGGGAGAGTTGGTTATCCGCACCCGATTCCAGCCTAATGTGTGGTATCGGTGCATCTATCTCTCCTGCACTCAGTTCAGTCAGTTTATTCGGGAAATGGCAAAGTTCAGCCTAAAGCTCAACGAGCCAGACCCTAGTGACAGAGGTGAAACAAGTAAATACGCAAGCTTATGATTCAGATTAAGAGAAACAACAAGGTATTCTTCACGCTAGAGGACTTCGGTGAGGGCTCTAAGCTGTCATATCAGCTTATGGACCACCACTACATCATCTTGAAGTTCACTACGGCAACGCCAGTCTATTTCGAGATTGGGGACTCCGTAGAGATACCTGACTTCGGCTACTTTGAGCTTACATCATCATACTTCCCTAAGCACAATGATAGTGATGGCTACGACTACGAAATGCAGATGGATGCCTACTATATGTCTTGGAAGAATAAGCTTTGCAA